ACGCTCAACAAATCAAGAGAGGAGAATTCTGTGCCGCTGCCACATATCGAGATCCGACGCCTGGCGGCCGTCTGCGACGGGGGGCTGACGGACGAGGACGCAGCCGCAATTTTGGCAGGCGAAAAACACGCGTACGTCATCGCCATCGTGTCGCCCGAGGGCATCGACATGGACGTCTCGGACGCGGACGCCTGCTACATCGCACCGCCCGGCCAGGAAGGCACCTACGAGGATCCGCGCACCATTCCGGACGCCGCGCTGCGTGAGTACGCCGCCGACGTGTGGGCGTGCGAGACCGACCTCCTCGCGTACTTCGCCACGGTGAAGACCGGGGCCGGCCTGGTCCACGAGGGGCGCACCGTCCTCATCGGCCGACTGGAGTACGAGCCGGCCGGGGATGAGCTTGGAACAGCCACGGGGTACGTCCATGCGGCCCCGAAAATCGGCCCCGGCGATGACGACTACGCCGCGACCGAGCGCTACCACCTGTCCGACCTGATTCCGATCGAGGAGAAGAACTGATGCCCACCATGGGAGAGATGACCGAGCAGGAGCTGATCGATGGCGCGCACAGTGAGCTGCGCGCCCTCCGTGCGCACCTGGGGCTGCCCGAGACGGTCTCGGAGGCGGCGTACAACGCACTCCCGTACGAGGAGAGGGTGACGCGCGCCTACGTGGCGAGCATCGACCTCAAGCTGACCATGCTCGACATCAACCGCGAGAGGCGCGAGCGCGACGCGGTTGATGTCGAGTAACCCTTGTCGTAGCACCATGGGAACATTCATCACAACGTCCAACCCGGAGGAGATCCACCCATGACCGGCGCTGAGAGCACGGTGGTCGACACGATCACCAACCTGGAACGGCTGAACAACAGCGTCAACGGGAACCCACGATGGCGCGTCCTCCTGGCCAACGCGGGTCCGAAGACCACCGCACCGGATGCACAGGTCGGCCACGTCATCGAGAACAGCGAGTACCGCGAGGGTCAGGTCAGCGTGACCCTCAACCCCGAGGGCCAGATCATCCGCGTCAAGACCCTGGAGAAGAACGCATGAGCGACGACCGTAAGCCGATCGGCGAGTCCGACTGGGGCGCTAACAACGGCATCAGCATGGCCACGCACGAAGTTCAGCTGTGACTGGAGAACGAGCAGTCGCTGTTCGAGCGGGCGAAGCAGATCATCGCCCAGGACAAGCGCGACGGGTCCGTGCTCTTCCCGGACTGGGTGGCGTTCATGCTGTTCGGTACCCCGTACGGCGGCTTCAACCTCAACACGGAGCCCGCGCACGACTACGCGACCGTGAGGACCCTCAAGGAGGGGATGGACCGCGACGACTTCCGGCGGATCGACTGGGACTTCGTCCGCGCGTCGATCACGGCAGAGTAGCCAAGGTGGCCCCGGGTGGTGATGGTGGCCGGTTCGACTCCGGCCGGGGGCGCTGTAGTACATGGATGAAGGAGATCAACATGGCGAAATTCAAGGTCGGCGACAAGGTCGTCAACAAGTCGCACACGGATTCCGGGATTGGTGAAGTGGTCTCCGTCGAGGAGGACGAGTACAGCTTCGATGACCACATCTACGGCGTCGCATGGACTGAGAAGGGCGGGGAGAACACGCCAGCCATCCCCTTCCGCAATCATCACTACCTGGAGAAGGTCGAGGAGTGCACCCACTACCGCAACATGACCGGGCCGTGCCCGGCCTGCGGCGTGGAGTTGCCCGTGGTCGCGGACAGCGCACCGCAGCAGTAGTCACCCGCAAGGACGCAAACAAAACTTCGGCGCGTTAAATGGGAGCAGCTATGAAAATCGGTCAGCCGGAATGGCCCAAGCTCGACGCCCCGATCGTCGTGGAGAAGGACGGCTATTGGGCCACGTGGCACGGCGGCGAGTACATCGACGTCTTCACCAGCGAGGAGGGCGCCCGGCTCGACGCCGAGGGCCTGAACACCGGCGACGCGAACGCTGTGGGCCTGCGCAACACGACCGGTGACGAAGTCGACGCCGAGGACGCGGACGCGCTGGAGCAGTACGTCCGTGACGAGCTGCGCGCGTGGGTCCGCGAGGAGGGCTGATGGCTGAGAAACTGAAGCCCGAGGCGTTCGCCGAGTTCGGCGAGGGCGAGGACCGCGAGGGCGTCCAGGTGGTGGACCAGGCGATGATCCTGGACTACGTCCTGGCCGAGAACGAGCTGCCGGTCGAGAGTGCGAAGCCGTTCGCCTCATGGCTCTTCGCATACTGGAACGACTTCGGCAGCGACGACGACGAGCCTGTCACCAACAAGGACGTCATCGACGGCGCGCTCAACCAGTGGTGTGGCGGACGGGAGAAATAGGTGGACGCCAAGATCTTCACTTTCACCGCGCTGACGTACGGCGATGTGGACTACGTGGAGAAGGAGTTCACGATCCGCGCCCCGCTGTACCACGGCGGGGGAAAGAACCTGCGAGGGGACACCATCGTCCCGGGGCGTCGGACGAATGCATGGGGTGACGAGGGCGACCGTTCCAGGCACGTGTACTTCACCGCGCGCCTGGACGTCGCGGTCGCGTACGCCAAAGCGACCGGCGGCCACGTCTACGAGGTCGAGCCCACCGGCAAGATCATGTACGACAGTGGTGAGGACTACAAGACCCCGGACCCGCTCACGATCATCCGCAAGCTCGACCCGGCTGAGTGGGCGCAGTAACCGAGAAATACACACGCGGCTCATCCATTCGGGTGGGCCGCTTTTTCGTTCCCGAAGGGAAAAGAACATGCAGGAGAACAAGCCGCTCGGATACCGCACGGTCGAGGTCACGTGGTGGGACACCTCAACAAAGCCCGCGATCGACGTCCCGGAGATTCCGGTGACCACGCGGTGCATCCTGTCGCCCCAGATGTACCCGGGCGCGGAGCAGCCGAACGACTCGTTGGAGGTGCGCGACCAGCTCAAGTGCATGATCGCCATCCGCGACCTCGGCTCCCTGCGGCAGAAGGACGCCGTGATCATCATCTCCGTCGAGCCGGTGTGCAACTGCGGGCCCGGCGGGTGCAAGTACGACAACGGCGAGCGGTTCTTCATCGAGACCAACAAGATCGCCATGCTCGCCGGCCATTGGAACGTCCTGATCGACGCCGGACGGGCGCAGGAGCGTGGGGAGGACTGGTCGGCCCGGCGCATCGCCGAGGGTCGGCCCGACGTTCTGGAGCTGGCGCTCACGGCGCTGAGGAGGGAGCACAACCACCGGTGACCGAGGAGCAATGGCTCGCGGAACAGTTCGAGTTCGAGCCCGCCTGTCCGAGCTGCGGTAAGGGCGCGGACGCACACACCATCACCTGGGGCCCGGAAGGGCCCCTTCCCATGTGCGCTCCGCGTGAGTCGGAGCGATGAAAGGAATCGGATGTACAACCGCGACGACTGGGAGAGGTTCTACGAAGAACTCGCAGTCGACTACTGGGACGATACGGAACCGATTTCCGCGCCGAAGGCCGTTCTGTTCGATGCCTACGAGAAGTGGGACACCGACGAGATGCGCGTGCTTGCCGCAATCGACGCGGGCAACGAGCAGTGGCGCGGCGAAGCATGGTCGGCCGACGACATGAAGCGCATCATCGAGGGGTTCGTGGAGGACACGTACGAGCCCATCGAGCATCGCGACGGCTTCTGGGTGATCAAGAACCCCGTCTCCCACGTCCGCCACATCTTCCGCCAGCTCCCGGCGGAGTAGCAGCACGCGGACGGCACCACAACTCGCAAGCGGTTCACCGACAGAGAGGCACGCGCATGTCCCGCAAGTACACGAAGAGCGCCCGCAAGGCGGATGCCGCCCGACTCAGCGCCGCTGCCAAGTTCGTAGCGGAGTGGACGACCACCGGCCTGGCCTCCACGCTCATTGACGACTACAGCTGCACGCTCAACTGCGGTGAGGCGGACTCCATGGCCGCGCTCTTCCGGGCCTTCGGGTGCCCGAGTACCGCTGACGGGATCCTCAAGGATCACGCCGAGCACGATGAGTGCGACGACTCGCACCACAAGGGCTGCGATTACTGCAAGGACGAGCTGCCCGCCTGATCCGCCTTTCACGCCCCCCCGCCTAGAAGGAGACACCGTGGTCCACGATGACTGCGACGGAACCGAATTCACCGTCGAAACCCGCCTCACCGCCACCGTGACCGTGCACGAGGACGGAACGGTGACCACCTCGGACCCGTCGGTCGCCGACTACAGCGAGAGCCACCTCATCTGCACCGACTGCGGGAAGGAGTTCGACACCAGCAATCTGGACGAGAACCGCGCTGCCCTCGAAGCCGCGCTCGCCGCTCTCTGACAACCGGCCGAACAAACAACCCGTCCCGTAAGCGGCTCACCGGAATTGGTGGGCCGCTATTTCCATGCCAAAAAGGAGAAACCGATGGACCAGCAGAGCACCCCGACCTACATCTCTTCCACGCTGTTCTACCTGACCGAGGGAACGAATCCCGACAGGCACCCCTACCACGACGTCACCCGCCAGAGCTTCGACGGGACGACCACGGACACGCTCGTGATCGCCACCATCGAGTACGACCCGCACCGCGAGCAGTACAGCGCGATGACCGGCGCCGGCCGCACCCGCTACGTCTCGGACCCCCGCATCGCCTTCGATGACGCCGTGAACCGCTGGATCGTCGGCAACAGCAACCCCGCGGTCGAGGCCACGTACAAGGCCGCAGCAACGGCGTGGAAGTCGCTCGCGGCCGAGGAGGAGAGGGAGAAGGCGCGCAACGAGGAGCGGAAGGCGGACGGCGGCGATACCTTCCCCGGCACCAGGCGCGGGCTGATCCGCGCGCAGTTCAGCTGGTTCACGGCGCAGTGGATCCTCGCCAAGGTGCTGGAGTCCATCGGGGAGGACGTCGAAGGCTACAAGGGCCCCTCCGGTGACCGGGCCACGCGGTTCCTCATGAAGTGGATGGAGAACAACCCGAACGGCTGACACACCCGCCGCGCCGGCTCGGGCAGGGTGGCACCAGCACGTCCACTGAGGGGCGCCCCCATTCCGCGGGGCGCCCCTCTTTCAACGGAGGACAGCATGCAGAAGCCCGAAATCGCACAGATCGCAGTCGACGCCTACGCCGAGCGCGTGGGTGGCGAGTCCGGTGAGCCCCTGGAGACGCAGGTCGCCGACCTGATGGCCGACCTCATGCACCTGCTCGCCGACAACGGCCATGACCCCGAGTCGGTCGTTTCGACGGCCACCATGCATTTCCACGGTGAAGTCACGAAGGACGCGTTCGCCGCATGAGCGCTACGCGGATCGACGTCGTCCAGATCATCGACAACGACGGCAACCCCTCGGTCGTGCTCTTCGTGAACGACGTGGAGGTCACGTTCAACGAACACACCATCGACCCGGGCCGCTCCGGTGGAGGCTGCGCGTGGTTCGACACCGTCACCGAGGGGCTGCCGCAGATGCCCCCGGTCGTCCGCGCCCGCGTCCTGGCCGAGGCCGAGGCGGCGCACATGGACACCTGCACCAACACCTGCCGCCTGCTGGGCGAGCCCGAGAAGGAGAACTGACATGGATCAATGCACCGAGCTGATCCCGAGTCCCGACCCCGACCACGGACCCAAGGGCTACACCGAGATCACCGTCACGGCGTACCTGCGCATGCTGCCTGACGGCACGCTGGAACTGGTGGAGTTCAACCCCGAGGACACCCTCAACGTCGAGCACTACGGCAAAGAGGATGGCTACCTGCACGATGTTTACCTGAACCAGGAGGACAACGACAAGCTGGTCAACCTGGTAGGCGACCTTGAGGCCAAGCTGATCGCCGCGCAGAAGTCGAGCTGACCGCCGTGGCGCTCCGCGTCTCGTACGTGGGGCTGCCACGGCTGCCAGACCGGCACCGAGGAGGGGGAGAAATGAGCCCCACGAATTGCGCTAAATGTAAGCGCCCCCAAGTTGGCTGGCCGCTCGCGCGCCCCAACCTTTGCAGCCCCAAGAGCTGGGCTAACTGCATCAGAAATCCGTGAGGAGGAGAACGATGAGTTGGTACGAAGTCGAAGGCGGCATATTCGATGACGCGGGAGACCAGGGCGGTGACGTCCAGGTGGGGCGCTCGTTCTCCAAGCGCTTCCACAATACCAAGATCCCCGGCGTGCACGTCGATGCCGTCGCCTATCCGGTCGCCGGGGACGGCAACAGTGAGCCCGACCTGACCGACGTGGGCGTGCAGCTGTGCGTCGAGTTCATGATCTGCACCGACCTGAAAGACCCCGGCGGCACCGAGAAGTGGTGCGACTACCGGTACAGCAACAAAGCCGACCCGCTGCGCTACGGCTCCGTCAAGCTGGCCGAGGCCGCTGCGCGCAAGGTGGTGGAGAACTTCACCCTCTTCGACATCGACTGGGACGGGGAGCCGTTCCGCTAGGAGGTATCGAGTGACCGCGCTCATCAAGCTGCTCCCGCAGGGCGCCGCACCGTGGGCCATGCCGTTCACGATGCCCGTCAACATCATGCGCGACCCGGACAACCACGAGCTGATCGAGGCTTTGGCCAAGGACATAGGCGCCCGACTGCTGGGCGGCGAAATTCTGGGGCACACCATCGGCCGGGTCGGTGTCACCAGCACCGGCAACAGCGAGCACGAGGAGCGCTTACTGTGGTCCGCCGAGTTGGAGGCCACCATCCACTAGCACAACCATCCCGCCGCACGCGCCCCGAGCTGCACATTGGCCCGGGGCGCGGCGCGTTGTCGTACCCCTGCGCCATGCTGTTCTCAAGAGAAAACCACCAGGAGTAGTCAATGACCGAGTACGTCGACCTGAGCCCCGCGCCGAGCGAGTTTCCGCTCGCCTTTCCGGGTATCGCCCTGCACCTGGGCCTGTACGAGTGCACCGAAAAGAACTGGGGCACCCTGCTGGAGCGTGCCATCGCCTTCGACAAGGCCATCGGCGGCATGTTCACCAACCACGTGGCTCCGGACGAGGCGATGGCGCGCAAACACATCGGCAAGCGCCTGGGCGGCGAGATCTGGACGAACGAGCAGTTCGCTAAGCACTTGCGCATCCTCGGCGCCCCGAACGGCCTGCTGCTGCGCTACCAGCACGTCCAGCGCACCGAAGCGCTCGGCGACGCACCGTGCGACGTCTACGTGGAGCTGCGCGAGGGCGTGCACGAGGACATCGAGACCCGGCGTGTCCAGCTCTACTTGGACGGCCGGCAGAACTACGGCTACGACGGCTGCGACGGCGAGGCCAACGAGTACGAGGACGGCTACGGCAATGCGCTGACCGTCCTGAACGGTCGGCCGGGCATCAAGGCCGCCGCGAGCACGGAGGAAGAGTTCGAAAGCATCTGGGCTCTGGCGGACTCCAACACGTGCCCCTGGGTCGTGGAAGTGGACAAGGAGGACGTCCCGCTCCGGTGCGGTGACCACCGGGGATCCGCCAGCTGGTGCAAGTCGCACACCGCCATCGCGCGGGCCAACTTCCCCCGGCTGTATGGGGACTGCTGATGGCCGAGGCCATGCTCCCAGCACCCGGTGCCACCTGTAGCAACATCTGGTCTTCCGACTGCAGCGGCACCTACATCCTCTACACCGAGGGCGAACTCGTCGGACTGATCGAATGCAGCCGCTGCGGCCACACCCCCAACGGGGCGGCTTACGCGGACACAGCCGAAACGGAGAAGCACGTGCACGCACACGAAATCGGCGGCCACACCTTCCACACCAACGGGGACTGGTCCGGCAGCGTCCGCTTCACGGCCGCTGATCCGGAAGGGGTTCGCTGGGACGTTGAGCTGCCCTTTTCCGCCCTGGCCCGTGTCGCGCTGATCGGCGGCGGCGGGGAGCCTGTCCTCCATGTTCCGGCCGAGACCTGTGACGCTGGCGATGAGGTGACCGTCCTCCTCCCCCTGAGCGAGATCCGCGAACTGGTTGGCCGGCGCGTCGGCGGGGAGCGCATCGCGCAGCTGGAGCAGATGACCGGCGAAGAGCTGTTCGCACTGGGGCGCAGCGACGTCGAGCAGTGGGCGGCCGAGTGACTGACGGTCTTCCGGTGGCGCATCTCGCCCGAGGCGTCGCTCCCCGTGGACAATCAGCCGGGAGACCGCCCGTCGGATACGGGCCATGTCATCCGCTAGAAAGGCAACAAGTGCCCAACTACCCCCGCGGCGAGCGGCCCCCGCGCCTGTACTACACAAGCTTCGACGGCACCAAGAAGTCCCTGCCGGAGGCCGTGTGGCCGCTGCTGCAGGTCGTAGCGGAGATGAGCCACGGCGCGGAACTCCACGAAGGAAACAGCTCCAGGATCAGCCGGCGCACCGTACGAAGCGGCGAGGCCGAGGAGCTGTGGACCGCCGAATGGTTCTGGAAGGAGAACCCTGAGGCCGGCCCGTGGAAGATCACCGGCATCACCGAGCACGGCCGCAAGGTCCTGGCGGAAATCAACGCACGACTTAAAAAGGAGCAGTAACCATGGAAGGCACGATTTTCACTCGGGTGCACGAGGATCCCCTCTGGGTCGCGGACCCGGAGGACGCATACCTGCGCCTCACGTTCGACCTCAAGGACGGCGGGGAGCTGGTCTGCGGCGCTACTGGCGAACACATCCAGATCTGGTTCGGCCTCCCACACCCTCCGCGTCCCGACAACGACACCCCGATCATCATGCCCGAGGAAGCGGGCGAACCTACACCTGTCTTTGGCGAGATCAGCAACCTCATGCGCGTCGCCGACAGGGAGACGGGGGACCTGTTCGTGGCGTTCGTCGGGGACCTGGCCGGCGAGCAGAGCATGTGGGCGATGAAGGAGGAAGTGGCCGATGAACTCCAGAGAATCATCATCGCGAACAGCGTGATGATGATCCCGGCGAGCGAGTGCCCGCATTGCACGCCGGAACACAACCACGACTGAACCACCCCGCATAGGCCCCGCTACGGCGGGGCTTTTTGCTGCCCAAAAATAGCTCTTACCTAAACTGGCGGAGATAGGGAGAATCCGCGAGGGAGGGGTCGATGAGCGATTTCACCGGTCCTCTCATCGCCCAATACGGGGCGCTGGGGATCATGGTCATAGCGGCCATGGTCCTGGTGAAAGTGCTTTTCGATCGGCTCAGTGCCTCCATCACCCGTGAAACCGCTCGGGCCGACCGGCTCGAAGCCGAATTGCGCCAGCTCAACGAGACGGTCCGCACCGAATACGTCAATACCATCACCCGCGCCGCCCAGGCCATCACCGACGCTGACCGGGCCGTGGCCGATGCTCTCGCGGTCGTCCGTAGGGGGCGATGATGACCAGCGAGGAATCGATCGCGGAACTCATCGAAGAATCCAAGCGGCTGCGAGAGCAGCTCATGGGGACGGCGGCGAAGCTGGAGAGTTTCTCCAGGAAATTGACGCAGCAAGCAGAACGCCTCACGGCGGCAGTATCAGCACCACAGGAAGGGCCCGACGATGGCGCGCGATGAGATCCCCGACGTTCCCGCCATGCTCGGCAACGGTGAACTGGTCATCGCCGCGAACAAGCTCACCGACGCCATCAACATACTCGGGTCCGACTCCGGTCACCAGTTCGAAACGCAAGCCCTCACCATCCGGCGCACGCGGCGTATCGCCCGCGCGCTGGTGATCGGCTTCGTCGTACAGCTCATCATCCTGGCCGGCTTCGCTTTCAACGACGTCGCCATTGTCCGCAGCGAGCACCGCATCGACGCGCTTACCCAGCGCCTGAACACCGCCCAGACCGTCACGCGGCAGAAGTCCCTATGCCCGCTCTACCAGCTCATCCTCACCGCGAAGACCCCCGCGGCCCGAGCTGCAGCGCCGAACAAAGCGCAGTACGACTTCACCTTCCAGGTGATCCAGCAGGGCTACGACGCGCTCGATTGCGCCGCGTTCACCATCAACGGCGCAGCTAATTCGGCCAAATAAAGGGCCGACCCAGACTGAGGCATGCCACAGCCCCAGAACAGCGATAACGGCTGGACGCTCCCGACCCTCAAGGAGCACCTCGAAGCCGTTATCGCGGCCAAGGACACGCGCGACCAGCAACGCTACGACGCCCAGCAGAAGGCGCTCGAAGCCGCGTTGCTGGCCGCGGAGAAGGCCGTGGCGACGGCCATGGCCGCAGCGGAGAAGGCCGTCGTCAAGGCCGAGATGGCGGCAGAGAAAAGATTCGACGCCGTCAACGAATTCCGCGGCGCCTACCAGGACATCATCTCCCAGCAGATGCCCCGGGTAGAGGCCGAGCAGCGACTCTCCGCCCTCACCGAGAAGGTCGATGACCTGAAGAGCGAGGCCTCCAAGCGGGCTGGCCACACCATGGGTCTGAACGCCGGGTGGGGGATCCTCCTCAGCGCGGTCGTGATGATTGCCACCATCGTCAGTGTCTACGTCGCCCTGCACAAGTAGCTCGATCAGGTCGTACCAGTCGCATACTGAACCTGCAGCCCCGCGAGAGCAGCTATCCTCGCGGGGCTGTCCCATTTCCCGACACAAAATTGGAGCACAGTCATGGCCCAGGAAATCCGCGTCACCATCACCGACGACATCAACGGTAAGGAGGGCGCCGAGACGATCGCATTCGCGTTCGATGGACTGGCGTACGAGATCGACCTCGATCCGGAGAACGCCTACCAGCTCCGCGAAGCACTCGCCCCCTACGTCGGCGCCGCCCGCAAGCTGTCCCAGGCCAAGTCGGCGTCCAAGCTGGCGCCGGCCAAGGCGTACGACACGGCGGACAACGGATCGATCCGCAAGTGGGCGGCCGAGCAGGGCCTGGACGTGCCGGCCCGCGGACGCATCCCCGGCGCCGTCCGGGAAGCATGGGAGCTGCGTTACACCGTCGCGGGAAAGGAGAACCTGGCCATGCTCAAGGATGACTCCGCCTACGCAACGGGTGCCGCCACGCAGATCAAGGACGCGGACTGGACGTTCGCCGCGGCGAACAAGAGCGCGGCCAGCACCAAGGCCATCGAGGTCATTCGCTACGCCCGCAACCACGGAGGCGTCTTCCCGGAGCACCGCCCCACCTTCAACAGCGACTCCGTCACCACGCTGATCCGGAAGGGGTTCGGGACGCGGGTGGACGATAAGATCGCCCACGTGAACGGCGCCGGCCTGGCCCTCCTGGAGCAGTGGGAGACCGCGCAGGCGGCGAAGGCGAAGACCGACGTGAAGCCGAGCGCCCCGCACATGAGCGCCCAGCGCACCGACCTCCCGGCCGACAAGACCGTGCTGCCGCACGGGAAGACCGCCTCGCAGTGGAAGACGCGTCAGGCGGCCGGCCTCGTTCCGGTGGAGGGGAGCACCGACGAGCAGATCTTCGCCGCGCTCTCCCGCAAGCATGTCGAGATGCTGAAGCGTCTTGTCGAAGGCGTGCCCTGCGACAAGATCAGCAACTACAGCACCAGCGCCGTGACGCTCCGGAACCTCGGCGTCGTCGGCTTCGATGACAAGATCACGCCCCGCGGCGTGGACGCGCTGACGTGGTGGGACAAGGCTTGATACTCGTGCGCAGGTGCAGACCCAGGGCACAGCACCACTCCTGGGTCGCGCAAAATGCACGATCGTAGCCCGATCGGGTGAATGAAGCGCGTTGTATGCGATCGTTCTGCGATTTTGGCTTAGTAAATGGCCGCGCAGGGATATTTTGGCTGGCATCCCCGATCCAAGGAGGACGCCATGGCTAGGCCCCGGACCCGAAACAACCATCCCGACCTGTGCACCCTGGAGTCGGTGGAGGCCTTCCGCGAGGGCATCCCCGACAAGCTGAAGTTCTGCGCTGGTGGAGACCACAACTGGCAACCGCACAAGGTCACCGGGTTCAACTCCAACCACAACCCCGTCAAGAACATCGCGAAGGCAGTCATCCTCGATGTCGAGGAGAAGTGCGCGGACTGCCGCTACGTCCGCTACAACACGCTCGACCTCCACCGCAGGACGAAGGAAGACTGGCGCTACCGCGACCGCAATCCCGAGCTGATCTCTCCCGCAGGAATCAGTAAGACGGGCGAGAACATCCGTCGCAGCGTGGGATTCGAACTTACCGTTCGACGCAGTCTCGGACAGCTACCCCACGTTCCTTCCCGTCAAGGACGCACACCGGCACGTGGAACTTCCGTCCGTAGGGCGGCCTAGTGGCCGAGCAGCTTATAAGGCTCAAGCTCTGCGACATGCACCTCGCAGGTGACGAGCCCGACACCGAAGCCACCGAAGTGCGCAACGTCCCCAACGGGAAGTTCATCGACCTGTGCATGTGGTGCGCGTTCTACTACGACATCTTCCTCTCGCACCGCGAACAGCTCATGTGGCGCATGACGGATGAGACGTGGGAACGGCTTATGCACAGTGCGCGGGAGCCAGAAAACGCGCGCAAGCCAACAAAGGCAGCGCAGGCGGCGTTGGCGGCGTACGCAGAAGAGGAGGAGACGCTCGAAATCTCCGCCACCCTGGACGACCGCGCGGAAGAGCTACGGCGGGTAGAGGACGAGATCAAGGAGAAAAAGCAGCAGCTCGAAACGCTGCGCTCGGATCCGCCGACTGCGCACGAGCAAACCATGCTCCCGCAGGAGCCCGAACCGGCCCCGCCGCCGATCCTAGAGCGTGTCTACACCGACGGGAAAAGGCGGCTGCGCTGCATGGAGTGTCCCGGGTCGGCCCCCCTGCTGAAGAGCAGCGCGGGCTCGCACGCACGACTCGTGCATGGGCGGGACCTGCAGGACGTGAAGTTCGAGGGAGTCGGCTTCAAGTACAACCACGCTGCCAAACTCGGGTCGAAGGTCCGCGGAGTTCCATCGGTCATCTGCCGCGAAAAGCACGGAACCGGGACCGCTGACCCCTTCTGGGTAGCGGAGAGCAAGCGCTCGGGTCATGCGCGTAGCAGTCACCCCGACAAGGAGCACATCGCCGAGGTCGACTACGAGAACGCGATGAAAATCGCCTTCGAGGTCCGCTGCAAAGAGCACCCATGGTGCGCCCAGGCGGACGGGGGGCGGGGGTACGGGTTCCTCAACGCCCACGCGCACGCAACCCACATGCGCAAAGAGAGCGAGCGCGCGGCGCGGGAAGCGGCAGCGCTCAGGGACAACAACCAGGCATAGCGAAAGGCCCCCGCACTGAGCGGGGGCCTTCGTCGTCTCCTACGCCGCGAGCGCGTTCGAATAATCGCCCGTGTACTCGAAGATGATTTTCTGCTCGGATGACTCGCCCTCCACGAGCATGTAGCCCTCCAGGGTCAAGGGGGCCCCGAAGATTTTGAGCGATTTTCCGCGCATCGGGCCGCCGCGGTACTCCTCCACGTGGCTCGGGTACTCCTCGGGCATCTTGAACGGGGTGACGCGTCGCCATCTCACGCGGTCGCCTCCTGCAGTCCGAGAGCGTCTCCGAGAGCCATACGCGTCCCTACGGGGTCCGCGCGCTCCTCGTCGTCGGGGCCGCCACGGCGATACCCGCTGAGTCCGAAAGCGGCATCCGGAAAATCGATGAGCGGGGGCAGCCCGTCGAGCCACGCCTCCGGGTCGCCGTGCATAGGTTGCGCGAACAACCACCCTACGAAGGGCTCGAAAAGCGGGCACACCCAGACCTGGTGGCGCTCCAGGGCGTCACGTACGACATCGCGATGGCACAGGAGGGCGCCCTCGCCCGTCTCCAGGTCCATGACCCAGATGTAATCGCGACTCCACGCGCGCAGCCGCAGCAGGGGCGACTGAGACTCGACGTCCACCGCGCTGCGGTGCTTCCACTCGTCGGTCATCACGCCGACAAGGAACTTCCCCCAGTTCTGCTCGCCGTTTGTGGCTTCGATGATCGCGGTTTTCATTCGTCTCCTCCAAGGTTGGCGCCGGCCGCGATGATGACGCCGTTGCGCACGATCGTGCTCGGGTCGGCGACCGGTTCCTTGCCCTTCAGAAATTCGCGCAGCTGCTGCTGAAGGTCGGGGTCGTTGTAGTGCAGCTCGATCTGCTCGGGGGACAACGCCCCCGGTTCTCCTCCGTACCACTCGGACAGCGCCAGGAGCTTCATCGCCTCCACGTCGTCCATCAGCTGGTCGTCGGGGACGCATCCATGGGGGCATCGCATCGCGCGAAAAACGCCCCAGAGGCGGCAGATCATCGGCCGTGCGTCGTAGATCTGGCATTGCAGTGTGTCGAGGTCCAGCGCGGTGCATACGGTCCCGTGGGAGCGCCCCTCGTCGTCCTCCACGAAATGCCCGGGTTCGATCGCGATCCCCGCGCGGGTGGTCATGAACTCCTCCCAGGGCGACATGCGGATGGGGCCGCAGGAGTCCCAGCATTTTCCCTGGCACGCGATTTTCGGGACCTGGGCGTACAGCGCCCGCATGGCCTCCCCGTCGCGGCGTTGGGCGCGAAGCGGGAGAGGAGGCCTGAAAGCATCGCGGACCGCGGAGCGCGAGATCAGGGAGAGAGCGAGCGACTCCCGGACGATGGCGGGGAGAGGTTTGGGGTCAGACATGCCCAGCACCGTAGCGGTAACAGAGGGTGTGTAGCACGTTTCACTCTGTAGTGGGCGCGTCGACACGGCGCTCTGCGCTATGGGGGTTGTCTTATTTGCGCCTTGTGTCCCTTTTCTATCGCTATCGATAGCTTGACGGCGTGGACCAACCCTCCGAGGCCGAACCGCACGCACCTCCCCTGGTAGATCTCATCTGGGTACCGGGCCCCCCGCTGCTCCCCGCTGAAAGACGCCGCTTGCTGGAGCTTCTCTTCGGGCCCAAGCCCGAGGGCGTAAGGTGTCCCACACATGAGTGACCCCGGCCGCGTCTGGCAACGCAACCGGGGTCTGACAGTCACTGGAGGACTGACATGCCGATTGTGGCACGCCCGCGTCTAGATGTTGCAGCCGCCATCGTCTACGCAAAATACACACGCGTCTCGACGCTCGATCAGCTCGAAGGATTCGGCCTGGAGGCGCAGGATGACATCTGCGACGGATGGGCCCGCCGCTTCCCCGATGCGCGCTGCCATGACGAATATCGCGAAGAGGCGATCTCCGGGTCGCTGGAATCCCGACCCGCGATGGACAGGCTCATCGGCGACGCTCGAACTGGCGCTTTCAACCGCATCCTCGTACCGAAGGTCGACCGCATCGGCCGTACGGGACGCGCGGCGTACCAGTGGGTCTGGAACATGGCGGACATCGGCATCCACTTCATCTCGGTCCAAGAGGGCATTGACACCAGCACAGAACAAGGCTGGAACGCCTTCATGCAGTACGTCACGTTCTCGGAGATGGAATGGCGTCGCATCCGCGAAAGGACGTTCGCCGGGCGCGAGTTGAAGATCAGCTTCGGCGGGTGGCCCGGTGGCCCTGCGCCGTATGGGTATCGGATCGCCGTCGACCCCGACAACGTGGTCAAGAAAAAGCGCTTCTCGGTACTCGTCACCGACGAGCGCGAGTCGATGATCCTCCACGTCGCCGCTGACCTCATCATCGGCGGCAAGAACATCACCCAGACTGCCATCGAACTCAACGACCGCGGTCTCCTCACACGCAGCAGGGTGCCCTGGACCGTCGGGAACCTGCGCAACCGACTGCTTTCGGAAACGATCCACGAGGGTTACGTGGTCTACCGCAAGATCAACCGGGGGAATGGGAAGCGTACGACCACGCGCTACGAGGACGGTACCCCTGTCTACGGAGAGCCGGTGAACATCGGCGTGCCTCCCATCTTTACGGAGGAGCGCGCTAAGCAGCTGCGAGCGGCGATGCGGATGGTCGGCTTCGTGCGTAGCGACGAGGAGGTGTACCCGCTGTCCGGACGGATTTTCGGGTCATGCGGCAACTACTACACCGGGGTCAAATCCGCAGGTGAGCGGGCTTATCGCTGCAAGGGCGGCTTGGGGTCGGATTCCTGCGGAGAGATGTACTTCCGTGCGGACGAGATCGAAGGAGCCATCTGGTCGGAGCTGACGAAGCTCTTCCGTGATGAGACGCGCCTCAAAGATATGGCGGCCGAATGGCTGGACAGCCTCCCTGGGGATAAGTCCAAGTACGAGCGCCGCGTGGAGGAATTTGACGCGAAAATTCGAAAGCAGAGCAAGCTGATCGAGGAGACCGTCCCGCAGTACATGCGCGAGAAAATCGACCCGAAAATCATGGCTGCCGCGGTGCGCGACTTGCAGGCGGAGATGGAGCGCTTCGTTGAGCAGCGCGACTTGGCCCGCCAGTGGCTGGATGAGTACCGGGAGTACGAGCGCCAGGCGCTCAACCTTTCCGCTATCGCCGAGTCGGCCAAGGAGCGTCTGGATAATCTGAGCAGCGTTGAGCAGAAGGAGATCTTCGAGATGTTCAACCTGAAGGTTGTCCCAGGGGCAACGAACCTGGTCCGACGCAGCGGGGTGCGATGCGCGGTGATGAACTGGCATTACGAGACGGGGACTCTGGTCCCTCCGGATCCGACGGATGAGGAGTGGGCGAAGGTCGAGGCGTATTTGCTTACAAAATTCTATCGCCAGCATTTCACCGGCCCCTCGGATGTACGGACGCACTTCAATGGCTGCCTCCACCGGCTTCGTCACGGTATCCCGTGGGCGGATATGCCTGACACGTGGGGCCCGCAGAATCGGCTGAGGGAACGTCAGCTCACCTGGTGGAAGAAGGGCGTGTGGCCCGAGATGCTCGCCTTGCTTCACGCGGACCGACGCGGGGCGCCAGCGTACCAGCGTCCGTCTCTCCCGCAGCTTACGGTGACCGGGCAGCTCCGGGGCGGTCTGCTGGCAGAGGTGCGGACGGAGGGCCCCCAGGGGTTCGGGAAGGATCACATAAAGAAGACCGTTGATTCTTCACTTCGTCATACCGGCTTCGAAAGTCCGATACAAGCAGGAGCAGATTTCACGGTGATCGTAAAATAGCCATCTGACCTGCGAAGACACGCGGCCCTCGCCTCCAGCACCACGGCGGGGGCCGCTGTCATGCTCGCTCCTGGGCACAGTGAGTCCAGAGGAAGATCATGGAAAACGAGCGCCGCTTCGAAATTCGAGGCAAGCAGGCGGTCACAGTTGACGACCGGTACGCGTATCTCTGGGGCGGTGACACGCCCCTCGCGGTGGGTGACCGGGTTGTCCTCGGGGGAAGCGCGTTCAGCTCCGACTGGGTGGGTACCGTGACCGCCCTGGGAAGCACCTACGACGGGCACCACAGCTACATCCTCGACCGCCTGGAAAAGCCGTGATCGATCCCAACGACTCCGCGCGTCAGCTCGTCCTGGACGTCCTGGAGAAAACCAACATGCGCCAGGTCGAGGTAGCGCGGCGCATGGGGCTGACACCGAAGCACGTCAACCAGGTCCTGCGGGGCCGCGTGAATATGACCCTCGCAGTGCTCGACGGGATGCTCCATGTCTGTGGGTACCGACTCGTGCTGAAAGCCGTTGAGCGCCCCGTGCGGAAAATCGACCTTTAAGGAGCGAAAATGGCTGACCCCGAAATTCTGCCCTCCGAGGCGGAACTCCTGCACGTGACCCGGATGACGATGCTCGGTCTCCAGGGTGCGGTGACCGAGCTGGGAGAGATGTCAGAAGCGATGACCGTCGGGGAGGCGCTGTTCGTCCTGCGCCAAAAATTGGCTGGAGTCGAACGTGTATTCAACGACCTGCAGAAAAAGGCTCTCGTGAGTCCCCGACAGGACGCTTTCGATCGGCTCACGCGGAAGATCGAGGCCGACAGCTACGCCGCCTTCTGCGAGGAAGTGGCGAGGATCATCGCGGCCAACGACGAGTTCGGCACGATGGACCTCCTGGAGGAACTGCAGCGCCGGCGCGACGCCGCGCGGGAGCTGGCGAACGCCTGATCCGCTCTACGCTGGCCCCCGTCCCTCGTGGCGGGGGCCTTTGCGCGTCTACACCCCTTCTGTCAGACGGTGGCCCTACGATCTGAGCCACCCCGAAAATTGGAGACCCGCATGGATCGGCTGTACGTCTATGACGCCTACGTGAAACGCATGAGCGATGGTGAGATCAAGACCAAGGAGTTCGCCTCGGCGTCGGCTGCGTTCGACTTCCTCTGGCCGTCGCTCGAAAAAGTCTGGATCGGTCCCCCGGGGTCGGCCGGCGTGGAAGACGGTGCAGCGTGGCTCGCTCTCGCGGCCGGAGAAGCCATCATCACCGGTGACGGCTACGAGTACCGGATTGAGAAGCGGGAGCCGCAGTGAAGCGCTTTCTCATCCCCGCGGCGTTCGTCCTCGCGGCGCTGGCGGGGTGTAACTCGACCGGAGCGGGCGGTGGGGCGCCGGCCAACGTGCAGGATTGGGCGTACGGGACGTTGACGGTGACCGGGTGCGCGCAGGACAACGGCCTGTTGGTGATACCGGGGCCGGACGTAACGATCAAGAACACCAGCTCGAAGGTGGTCAACCTCGCGGTGAACCTGGGGATGGACCCGGGGACGCTCTGGGCGATGTCCGATGGGAAGGGGTATCCGGATGTGACGCTGCAGCCGGGTGAATCGGAGGACTATACGATCGGCGACGGCAGCGGCTTCACTCCCCCCGATGACCCGTGTGCGCTGCCGATCCAGATCCTCACCGACTCGTAACGGAGTGCCTGCGCTCCTTCGGGCGGCAGCGGCAAATAATGGGCGTATGCCCGATATGTTGCTTTCTGTCGCTGCTGCCGACTACCCCCAGGCGTTGGCGCGCTGGACCGAAACGGTCGCGCGCGTCTTCCCGACGGAGTACGAGATTCTCGACCTGACCGCCCTCGCCGACCTGAGCGTGGCCTTCAGATGGCTGTGGAGCGCGAGGTTGGGTGGTACCGCGGATGAAGTGGACCACGCGATCGGCGTCTACTCCCGCGCGGCCATCCTGAGCTTGATCAACTAGCGGCGGACGGGGAGCGCCTTCAGCATCATTTCCTTGCCGCTGAGGGCATCCTCGACGCTCGCGTAGAGCCGGAAGACCTTGTCCAGCCCGGTGACCTGAAAAATCTTGTAGATGCGCTCGGTTGGGATGACGAGCACCACGGAGCCTTCCAGCGTCCGCAGGCGCTTGAGTATGGCGACCATCGCCCCGAGCCCCGTGGCGTCCAGAAATTCGAGCTCGCTGAAGTCGAGCACCAGGTCACGGGCGCCGTCATCGATGATGGCGGAGATACTGCTGCGCCATATGGGCGCCACGTACAGGTCGATTTCGCCCTCGGTGGCGATGAGTGTGCGCCCGGCGGGCAGGGGCTTCGAGGTTATTTGTGCGTCCATATGCGCAGCTTGCCAGAAGTGACCACGCGAACACGCACGGTGTCGAAGATCATTTTGTGGGGCGGCGTTTTGTTACCCCTTCGAGTCTTCCGTTGGTCACTCAGGGCCTACGGTGGGTCCACGCAAAGAGAGGGATGTGATGGGGCAAGAGAGAGATCCGGCGGTGGAGATCGCTACCGCTGTGCGCCTGGTGGGGGAGGTCACGCTGTTGGCCAAGGCGTTCGATGCCGACGTGCGTGGCACGGTGCGCGCGCTGGACGTCCTGCCGGCGAAGGAGCTGCTGCGGCTCACCGAGAAGTACGCGGAGATGCAGCAGTTGGAGCATCGCGCGCTGGAGGCCGCCAACAGCGTGGTGAAGGATTTCGGGCACCGGGCTGCCGCAGGTGGGCTGCTGGGGAAGTACGCGGTCTTGGAGGAGGCGTGCCTGCGGGCGCATCGGGCCTGGGGGCCGTATATGGCTCGGGCGGTCATAACTTCCGCCGGGGAGCACCCGCAGGCGTTCTCGGCGTTGGTACTGGAAACGCGGAGCCCTGTCCCCGTGCAGGGGCCGGCGGCGGAGTAACTCGGTCATTCCACGATTTCGGCGTCGAGGATCCCCATCTGATCCAGCGCCTCTTGGGCTGACACTGCTCCGGCGGGTGAGAGGGCCGGTACCCCCCCGGCCTTTTCTCCGAACAGTCGTGACATGAGTCCGATCTGCCCGTCGCCCTTCTGCTGCACCTTCATGCTGAAGGTGAATCCGGCCTCTTCGATGTCGGACTTGATCTTGATGTAGCGCGTGAGGCGGTCCATTTCCTTGGAGAGGTTCTGGTCGGCGTAGCCGCCATCGGCCTCTTCCGCCAGGCGCATGAAGAACACCCGGGCGCCCTGCATGGCGATGAGCGAGTCGAGCAGCGAGAGGTACTGCTCCTTGGTCTTGACCCGGATGGGGATTTCGTAGGCGCAGTTGGCCCCGGGCTGGAAGTCGGGGCATTTGTTGGCCAAAAAACATCCGGTGCACTGGCGGATGTTGAGGTCCACCACGTTGATGCGGTGCTCTGTGCGGGATTTCCTCTCCCCGGAGTCCGGGTCCGTGTAGCGGTGGGTGAATGCCTCGGACTCGATTCCGGGGAGCAGTTTTGTCACCCGTTTGGCGGGGGGTTCAGTTACTACCTCGGCACTGTCCTGCGGGAGCGTCGCCGTAGGTACCCCCAGGGCGGTTTCCTCGGTTTCGCTGTGAGCCGAATCTGGCGTGGGAGTTACTGCGTCGCCGTGGCGCCGAGAGATGTAGTCGACCTGGTGCTGCCAGGACCACAGCGAGAGTTTGAGGACCTCGGTGGGGTTGTCCGCTTCGATGAGGTCGGCGTCGAGGCCGATGTCGGTGAATAGGACGCGGTGCCTCTTCCGCGACTGTTCCTTGTAGCGGGCGGGGTAGCGGCGCAGTTCCTTGCCCGTCCACACGAACGTCTCGCCGAAGGACATGCTGCTCAGCCAGGTGGTAGAGCTGACGGAGTCCCAGTCGGCGGCGAGCATGAGTGGGGGGCTGGAGAAGCCGAAACCGTGCAGTCGATTGCTTCGAGCAAGCGAACGTAGTACTGGCACGATGTCCCGGTCACCGCAGGTTCCCTGACCCACCGCAATACGGTTGTAGCGGTCCGCGAGACGTCGAAGCTCCTCCACTCCCCATTCCTCGTGCCAGACGACGATGGCTTTGTCGGGGTCGAGTCGTTCGCGTCGATTTTCGATCCACTCCTTGCCCATGGCGAGGGCGTCGAACTCGATATAGGCGTCGGCGCGCTGGAGGTTCTGTGCCACGAAATTGTCGTAGCTGGTGGCGATGTTGGCGATTTCCTCGGGAGTGACGGTGACGCCCTCGCGGTTGAGGGTGTGGCATCCGGAGTCGATGAGGACGCCCTGTTCTTCGCCGAATTTCTCGGTGAGGAGCCAGGGTTTGGTGAACTTGTTGCGGCGGCGCAGTCCCATGAAGGACAGGGAGACGTGCGGGATTTCCTGCTCGGCAAGCAGCTTCCTGTGCCCGTGGACCTCCGCGCCGCCGTAGTAGAAGCGCATTACTTGCCCTGGTGATCACGGAAGTCGAACCGGGTTAGTCCGTCGTGGTCGTGGATGGCGAGGGCGTCGTCCAGGGACTTCCAGTAGACGGTGCTGGCGTGTTCGCCCAGCCAGTGGACGGATACGGTGTCGTCGATCCACTGGACGCCGTCCGCGACGTGGTTGACGACGTCGCTGTCCTTGGCGCGGCGGGTGATGCGGAAGGTGTGGGTGTAGGCGTCGGTGTCGTCCGCGAAGTGCACCTTCGTGGCGCCCTGGTGGCCGTGGATGGTCTCGACGTCCTCGATGCTGTTGTAGAAGCTGCTGGACGCGGTGTAGGTGAGCCAGCGCATGGAGACGGTGCCGTCGTCCCAGATGACGCCAGCCGCGACGGTGCCGGTGCCGGAGATGCCGGTGACGTCGGTGTCGCGGATGAGGTGGAAGGGGCGGGTCATGGGGGCTCCTAGTAGAGGTCGGTGAAGTCGGTCCGGGAATCGGCGGCGCGCAGGGCGCGCTGGTGGTCGATGGCGTCGGTCAGCTCGTCCCAGGGGCGCGGGGTGCCGATGTAGTCGGGGCGCCATTCGGGGAGGCTGTAGGCCGCGTGGGTGTGCAGGAGCGTGTGCCAGCCGGCGGCGAGTTCTGCGGCGGCGCAGGCGGGGTCCGGTTCGATGACCAGGGAGATGCGCCAGGTGCGGACCTGCTGCAGGGCGTCGATGCGTGCGGCCGGCGTTCCGCCGAGGGGGGTGTAGAGGTACCCGAGGTGACCGGTGAGGTTGCGCTGGCGCAGCCAGGTCGCGGACTCTTCCTCGGTCCAGATGGCGGACATGAGGTAGAGGCGGGAGTTCCTCGCGAGGGCCTGGTAGAGGGCCCATCCGGTTTCGAACTGACCTTCGGTGCCGGGGGCGCGGAGGACGCCTTCGATCACCATGACGATTGTGAGCACGAATAGTCTCCAAGCACCGCGAACAGTGCCAAGAGGCTACGAATCACCCTTTTCTGGGAGGTAATGACTCCGACTTGAACGCGCCGTGATCACTCCGCTACTGTCTGGGACGCGGGTCGGAAGACGGACTCGGGCGGAGGCCACGTTTCCCCAACTGGCGGTTCATCCTTCCCGAGTCACCGCACGTGAGACCCCCTGAGGGATGCCAGTCAGGGGGTCTCCAAAACGAAGGCCCTCGGCGAGCAGGACGTCGGGGGCCTTCGTGTTGCTACGGGACGAGGAGCTTGCGCTTGAGCTGCTCGTCGGCTGCGGCGCGCTGCATGCCCTGTGCCATCTGCAGCTGGTGCTGCACGGTGAGGGACGCGGTGATGTTGGCGCCGATTTCGAAGGCGACGTGCTCGGCGCCGCCGCGCATCTCCGCGAGGGAGGCGGTGTGCTCGGCGTCGAAATCGGCGTCGGTGTCGGTGAGTGCCTCCCACTTCCCGTCCTGGTGCTGGACGATCAGAAAAGCGGTGCGGTACTGCTGGTAGTCACTCACTTGACCTTCCCGATGTCGTTGAGTTCCGAAGCGATCAGGCGCGCGGAGGCGCAGTCGTTGATGGCCTGTTCGACCTTCCGGATCAGTTCGTCGGGGCTTCCGTCGGTGTCCAGGAGGTAGGCGAACGCGTCTTCCAGGGTGTTGGTGACGGGGGCCAAGAACCAGCGCGCGGAGCGCACCGGGAAGGCGCCCTGGTCGATGTGGTAGGTCTGGGTGCTCACTTTTCCGTGTCCTTCTTGGCGAAGAACTCCTGCAGCTTGGTGAGGGCCTCGCGCGCCTCCTTGATGGCGTCGGCGCTGCCGACGGTGAGGGCGTGCTGGACGCGGCCGAGCAGACCGTGCGCCTGGACCTGCTCCGCGGCGTCGGGGGTGATGTGCGTGGGGGTCTCAGCAGGGGCGTCCTGGGCGGTGGTGGTCTCGGGCGTGGTGTTGTCGGTCATGCTGTCTCCTCGTATTCCTTCTCGAACTCGGCTTCGGCGCGTGCCTGGGCGCGGCGCTCTTTGTCGCGGGTGCGTATGCAGGCGATGCATTCGCGCGAGTTATGGTGCCACCGGGTGTTTTCCTCGGTGTATTCGTGCCCGTGGGGGCAGTGTGTCTTGCGCGCGTTTTTCGCGGCGAATGATTCGCCTCGCATCAGGTTCTCCGAGTGGGGGACAGCTTCCAGGTGTTCGGGGCGGCAGCAGTTGTGGATGCGGCAGAGGTGGTCGATGTGCCACCCCTCTGGTGCCTTCGTCTCACTGGCCATTTCCCAGGAGATAATGTGGGTGCCCTTGACCGACCCGTCGGGGAGCCTGAATTTCCCGTACCCGTCCTCGTCCAGGGCGCCGCGCCAGAGCCAGCAGTCATCGAAGTCCTCGCCCTTGTCGACCTTGTCGAAGAATCGGCGCTGCCAGTCCCACGTTTCCAGGCGCCGCGGGGCCCTGGGCTTGGGGGTGTCCATCAGTCGTAGAGGCCCTGCTTGGCGCGCATCTCCTGCTCGGCGACGCTGCGCATGGGGCAGTAGTCACACAGGAATCGTTGGGCGGCGGGGTTGGACTTGTCGTATTTCTTCATCCCCGCTTCCCTGCGCTCGGACTGGGTGGGGGGCGTGAGGATCTTCTTGTCCGAGTGGAAGTCGGCGCAGCGCTCGGGGCGTCCCCGTCCGCGCCAGCACTTCATGGCGTCGGCGCGCAGGGTGTCGACCGCCTGGTAGACCCAGGGTTCGAGCCCGGTGTGGCCCATGTCCTGCCACATTTTCTGCAGGATCTTTTCCTTGGCCTCGGGGTGGGACCACACGCCCTCGTCCACGATGAACAGTTTTCCCTTGAGGTGGCGCGACCTGTCGGGGTACTCGTGCTTCTGCAGGGCGTATTCGAGTTCCACGTCGTCGTCGGGGCGGCCCTGGAAATCGGGGAGGGTCTCCGTGCTCTGGCAGTCCTTGCAGATGAGGATGCGGATGTTAGGCATCGTGTTCTGTGTCTCCTAATACCATTGGTGGGTCTGCCAGAATTCCCAGGCGCCGCAGGGTGATCCATACCGAGCATCCATGTAGGAAATTCCCCATGCGACTTGCGTTGCGCCATTCGTGCGCCAGTCCGCGCCGGCGGAGGACATCTTGGAGCCCGGCAATGCCTGGGGAATTCCGTAGGCGCCGGACGGATTCTCCGCGGAGGTGGACCATCCGGATTCGCGGGTGAATATCGCGTCGATGCAGGCGTATTGCGTGGGTCCGAGGCGCTCCAGGGCGTAGGCGCGGGCGCTACTGCCTCCGATGTAGGTGGAGGCGGCGTGGTAGGTGTGGTGGTGGGCGGGCGCCCTGGTGGGTGCGGCGCGGGGCATGGCGCGGGTGGTGGGGCGCCTGGTGGGTGCCGGGGCCGGTGCAGGGTGGGTCACTGCGGGCTTCGGCGCGGCGGCGTGGGGCACCAGGTGCAGCTCGACGGCGGGCGCTGGGTGGGCGAGGGCCGGAGCTGGTGGGGCGGCGTAGGCGATGGGCGCACTGCCCGGCTGCGGGAGGAGCAGGACCCCCCCTAGGAGGGTGGCGGCGCCGAGTGCGTAGAGGATGGCGTTGGTTTTGTGGGCGGTGCGCGAAGGCATGGCGGTCCGTTCAACGGGGACGGGACTGCCGGGCTCTCCCTCGGGTGTTCCTCAGGCGTCCACGACCCTGTTGCATGCCATTTACTGCGCGATAAAACCGTTGATCGTTTAGACCTGCTGGACGGGTGCCGGCGCGGGCGCTGGTGCGGGAGCCGGGGCGCCGGAGGCCAGGGTGGTGGGGCCCACGACGGCGATCACCTGCGTGCGGACGAACATGGCGACCAGGGCGGCGATGAGAGACATGATCAGAGCCTGCTGAGTGACGGACCACTGCAGTCCCAGGCCCACGGCCAGGGCGATGGTGGCCTGCGCGAAGCCCAGGATGGCCGCGCCGATGCCGTCGTGGACGGAGAAGGCGACGACGACGCCCAGCACGGCGGCGGCGGCGGCGTTGATCAGAGACTGCTGGTCGATGCTGACGTGGATGACGAACGCGCAGACGACCTTGATGATGATGGCGATGAGTGCGTACCAGAGGGCTGGTTCCCTGCGGAGGATCATGAGTTCGGTTCCGTTTCTACTTGGTGCCGTCGAGCGCGTGGCCGACCTGGGTGAGAGCGGCGGTGGCGCCGGCCTGGGCGGCGGACTGGATCTGGGCGGCGGTGAGACCTCCGGCGGCGCCCACGGTCTTGGCCAGGGCGGTGACGGTGGCCGTCAGGGCGCCGATCTGGGCGGTGAGGGCCTGGGTCTGTCCGAGCTGTACGAAGTCGCTGTAGCGGAGCACCGCGCCCATCCGGACCTGTGTGTCGGTGGCGGCGTTGAGTTCGGTGTGGTCCCACACGGCGGCGGCGATGGCGGCGATGTCTGCGGGTGTCACGATGTCCTCCGGTCGGGGGTACTGGCCGTAGTCGGCCATGACGGCGTTGTCGACGTCGGCGACGCCGTGCAGGGTGGTGACTCCGGTCTGGCGCAAGGTGGCGTGGGTGGACCACAGCCCCTTGGACCAGGCGGAGGTCTGCCAGAGGTAGCGCAGGCCGTGGGCGTAGGCGCCTTCGATGATCTGGTAGCCGCCGTAGACGCCGGTGCGTGCGAGGCCGATGACGGAGGCGGCGCCGTCGAAGTAGGCCTGGACGCTGGCCCACGACACGTCGGAGTCCACGGCGAAGTGGTGGATGTGCGTGGCCGGGAGCCCGACGGCGGCGCGCTTGGCTTCGGCCGACTTGGCATCGGCGACGCCGGCAGCCCGACCCTGGGTGGCGCGTCCTGTGGTGGTCTCCTGAACGGTGACGATGGACAGGCCGGCAGCCGGATAGGCGATTACCTCGTCGGCGTGCAGGTCCTTGCTGTCATCGCTGCTGAAGTACCGCGCGACAAAGTGGGCGCCCACCCCCACGATTTCTGCGGGGGTGGGGCGCTCCCAGGCGATATCCACGCCCATGACGTTGACCATCGCGATGCCGATCAGGTGGTGGTGCCGGTAGCGGCGGTGGAGGCAGCGGCTGCGCCCTTGGCGTTGCCGGCCACGACGGTGAGCGAGTACGCGACTCCGGTGCCGGAGTAGGTCAGGACCACGGGCGCGGACGCGGGGTAGGCGACGGTGGCCTTGAGGGTGGCGCCGTCGAACAGCTTGTAGTAGTCCGGCGGCGGGAACGAGGACGAGATGGTGGGCGCGTTGATGACCACCGAGACGGTGTGCCCCGAGCCGTTGGTGGGGGTGGGGGCCGGGGCGACGCCGGGGATGGAGTTGGCCGGGGCGATGGTGAGGTTCAGCACGGGGGAGAACGCGGAGTACGCGGTGCCGTTGCTGTCCGTCTTGATGGCCCGAACCTTGAGCCGTACGGGCACCCCGGGGTGCTGGTAGTTGGGGGTGTTGACGGTGACCTGGGTGGCGGGCAGCGCGGGCTGCGCGACGGCGGCGTTGATTCGCACGTCGCCGATGTTGAAGCCGGGGTTGGCCGGGTCCATGGTCAGGTCGTCGCCGACGGTGTTGTTGTCCCAGACCTCGTAGGTGGTGGCGCCCACGACGCGGTTCCACGTCAGTGCCAGGGGGCTGCCAGCGCCGGAGACGATGACGGGGACCGGAGCGGTCAGAGTCAGGCCGCCGGGCGCTCCGGGCGGGGTGGTGACGTTCTGCGTGGTGGTGGAGGTGGCCGGGGTGGTGACCGACAGGGACGCCGACTTGACGCCCGAGCCGACGCCGGTGACCGGGTCGCAACTCTCCAGCACGAACGCGTACGTGGTGGAGGGCACGATGGGTACCCACACGGGCGGGGTGGCGGAGGACCAGTAGCCGGTGACCACGGTATTCGCGGACGGGGACTTGATGCGCAGCGAGGGGGCCGCGGTGACGCCGCCGACGTAGATGTTGGTCGCGCCCACGCCGATGTTGGCCACGCCCTTGGAGCCCTTGTTGGTCAGGTCACCGCCGCCGGTGGGCGACAGGGGCGGCATCTTGGAGCCGGCCGGGATGGCGCCCTGCAGGGCCTGCCAGAAGAGGTGGATGGCGCGCGGGCGTACCGCTCCGCCGGGGATGTTGGTGGCGGTGGAGTCCTGGTACCAGACCGGGGCGGTGAGCGCGGCCTTCTGCGGGTAGCTCGCGCCGGCGCGGTCCGACAGGCGCCCGGCCACGGTTTCCGGGGGGAGAGTGTCCAGCCCTACGGCGGTGCCGGCCTCTGCGGTGAGGTCGGAGTTTGTCTCAATATTCCACTTGGTACCAGTCATCGCGCTTTTCCTTAGCTGCCCGGGTAGGCGACCGGGCCGCCGGTGTGGGTGTTGGGCGTGGTGATCTTCCGGCCGAACGCGTCGGTCTTCACCGGCGCCTCGTGAATTCCGTACCAGGTGTCAGCGAAGGCGTCGCGCAGGTCCGGGGTGGTGTGCTCGGGGAATCCGCCACGCTCGCGGATGCCCTTCTTGAAGGTGCCGTCGGTCTCGCCGGCCTGGAAGTCCAGGGTCAGCGGGCGCTGCTGTGCGTAGCTCACTTCTTCCCCTTCTTCTTGGCTGGCTTCTTGTGGCCCTTGTTGTCGCTGTCGCGGGCGTCTTCCTGCTTCTTGCTGAAGGGGAAATTCCCGCCCTTGGACTTCTTCTTGTCCGCCATATCAACCGCCCATCTTGGTGGCCTTGGGCACTGCCCGAGCCGGAGGCTTTGTGACGGGGCCCCTCGCGGAAGCCACGCCGGTCTTGAATTCGCTGGTCATTCCCTGAGCGCCGGGCGCCTTGGGGCTGAACTTCCCGGCGGTGCGCTGGTCCAGGCCGTTGGACTTCCCGGAGACCTTTCCGGAGACGTTGTCGCCGATTCCGTGGCCGCGGCGGTCGGTGGCGGAGGTGCGCTTGGGCATTTACATCGCCCCCAGGGCGGGAGTGGTGGATGCGGAGTAGCCGGACTGGCGCTGGGAGTAGTCCACGCGCGACTCCGGGTAGACGTCTTCGAGGCGGGCGATGTCCTGGATTCCGATGACGTGCGCCCGGTATCCGAATCGCGGGGGAGTGCGGCCGATGTTGGGGATGGGCGGGCCCATGCGCCGGATGGCGTCGGTCGGGAGGTCCACCCATTCCTTGAGGTAATTGGTGACCTGCTGCTCGCGCAGCGTGGACCACGGGCGCGACTGGTAGACGCTGTTGGCCTGGTACATCACACCCACCCCGGCTTGAAGCGCATGAGCTGCGCGCGGCGCTGCTCGTCCACGTTCAGGTAGGGCGGGGAGATTTCCTGCTCGTAGACGCGAGCTGCGGTGGAGAAGCGGGCCTGGGTGGCGACCAGCGTGGTGGACTTACCATCGTTGACCAGCGGCGCGCCGACGCGGGTGCCCTTCTGAGTCCATTTCTCGCCGCGCATCTGCGCCTGCAGCGCGGCGGCGGGGTTGACCTGCTCGGTCCAGTAGTAGTCCGCCGGGTCGATGCGCTCGCCCTTGTGCACGCCGCGCTGGTAGGAGCGCTGGGTGGCGCGGTTGCCGATGGAGTTGAGCAGCCTGTCCTCGCGGCGCGTGCCGGCGCCCAGCGTTCCGAGATACCCGTCCGGGTACTGGGCGCTGGGGATGTGCCCGCTCTCCATGAGCCGGCGCGCGTCGAGGATGTCGCGGGCGCCTGTGAGGGGGTAGGTGCCGCCGCCCCCGCCGGAGTAGGAGATGCCGCCGCCGCCAGCGGGGACCTGGTAGGGCGGGTTGTAGGTCAGGTTGTTGCTCACGGGATCACCCCTTGGCGCGTGCGATGGCGTCGTTGAAGTTCGCGATCTGGCCGGCGCGGTTCTCGTCGTGGCGCACGGTGTCGAGCGCAGCCATGGGGGCCTTGTCGCCGGGCATCTGGTAGTCGGCGTTGGCCTGCGGGCCCACATGCTGGGCGGCGGCGGGGACGGTCATGTCAGCTCCCGTCGCCCATGCCCGAGCGGAAGTTGTCCTGGCTTCCGAAGGCGCTGGAGACCTTGTGCATGGACTTGCCGCTGCCGGTGGGGTCGGCGTAGGCGCGCGAGACGGTGACCACCCCGGCGGGGCCGTAGCGGTCCTTGCCCAGGGCCACGTTGCTGCGGTGGTTGTGGGGGCCGTCGCTGGGGTTCTGCGACATGGACTTGATCGTGGTGCCGTGCGTGGTGCCGTTGGTGGGGGTGATCACGCAGGCGTGCGCGGCCTCGGTGCCCATGCCGGGGAACTGCGCGCTGCTCAGGGGGAGGTGGTGCAGTCCGGTTTCCTTGCCCTTGTTGGGCGGGCTCCAGTGCTGGTTCTCCATCGGGGGACTCCTCTACTCGGCCGGGACTCAGATGAATGGGAAGCCGAGTGGGTACCGAGTGAGGATCCGAATGAATTCGCGAACGAGTCCGCTCCGAGTTTACGTGCCGCGCTGATTGCTGTGATATTCAGGCGGTCATGACGCGGATGGCCACGCCCATGAGGTCCGTGTCGCGCTGGCGCGATACCCCGTGGAAGAACGTGATCTTCTCCACCAGGTCGACGCCGTAGCTGATGACGAATGACTGCGCGATGGGGATGGCCTTGACCGCCTGGTTCACCGCGCCGGCGCCCACCGCCTTGAGGACGACCTGGTTGCCGTTGTTGATTGCGTGCGCGATTGCGCTGCCGAGTTCCGGGGGGGACGTGGTTGTCTTCACCCGGAAGACCGTTTCCTTTACCTGATTCTCCACGAGTACGCTCCTAATTCCATATGGGCGGAGCGTACGGGTGAATAGTTTTTCGCTGTTATCCGTGCGGCTGCGTGCAGGAGCACCAGTCTACGGGGCCCCATGAATAACAGCTGCTGGTCATCCCCTCGGGGTGCTCGCACGGGACGAGCCAGAATCCCGCGGTGCAGCCGCACCGTTCCTCGTCGTGCCATGCGGTGGTGGTGACGTTGCAGCGATCGCAGCGCAGGAATGGGTTGGCGAATTCGACGTACACGTGGGTGCGGGTGAAGGTCACGCCCTCTTCTCCTTCATGATGGCGTCGACCACTTCCTGTTCGTATTTCAGTGCGGTCGCGCGGCTGCCGGTGATGGCGCGGGCGATTTGCATGAGTCCGTAGGCGTCAGCGAGGTCGTTGCTCTTGTATTCGACGCCCCATTTTTTGTAGACCTGCAGCAGCATGTTGTCCTTCGCCGCGGAGCCGGAGCCGGTGACGAATTTCTTGAGAGCGCTGGGAGTGGCGATGTGCAGCCGCTCCATGGGCATGATCTCGGCCAGGACGAGCTTGACGACGCCGCCGAGTTCCCCCATCGTCTCCCTGTTGAACTTGGAGCTGGGGGCGTAGCCCTCCATGACCACGGCGCCGATCTCGAAGCGGATGCGGGTCTCCGCCAGGTACTGGTGCAGCGACTCGCGGATGGTCCGTAGGCGCTTGCCTCCGGTGCCGGCCTTCTTGGGGCTGAAGTCGAATACCTCGTCCTCGGTCCACACGTGCGCGTCCTGCTGGAAGTGCTGCACCATGGCGAAGTGGCTGTAGGAGGGGTCGATGCCGATATGCATGGTGTCGGTCACTCGTAGACCTCGTTCTCAATGGTGATCCCCTCGACGGCGTGAACCAGGTCGAGCCATGCGAGCAGTGAGAGCAACGTGTCGGAGCTGAGGCCGCCGTTGTCCCGACGCAGGTGGGTGAAGATGCGGCTGCTGTGGCATCCCGTCGCGCGTTGGACCTCGCGCCAGCTGACACCGAGCTGCCGGCGCTTGTAGTCCAGGAGGCAATACAGGGCCGGACCGTCCAGGCGATGGCTGGCGGCCATCAGGTGCCCCACTTCGAGGCGCGCTGATCGGTGTCGCGCGAGGCGATGCGGCGGGAGAGTTCGCGCGAGAGGAACTGGGTGCGCATGCGGGCGTTCTCGTGCACCATCTCCAGGGCGTCGACCATCCCCTGTTCCTGGTCGTGGGTGCGCTGGGCGTCCAGGACGTCGGGGTCGATCTGGGCGGTGGCTTTCTTCGCCGCGACTGTCTTGTCGGTGCTGCGGGCCTGCGCTACGGCGGTGCGGTAGGTGACCTGGTAGGCGGCTTCGCGCAGGGAGTGTCGGGCGACGGTGAGTTCGTGGGCCGCGTAGCAGGTCCACTGCGTGAAGGTGCCGAACAGACCCATGAGGTCCTTCTCCGACAGGCCGGTCACGTCGTCGGGGAGGTCGTGCATGTTGCCGGCGGGGCGGTCCTCCATGTCGAAGCCGGACGCTTCGAGGGTTTCCCAGGTCGCGTTCATGCGTTCGTCCCATCGTTGGAGGCGCGCAGAGCTACCTCCGTGATGTCGTGGCCCAGGGAAAGAGCGACGTCGGGCTCAATGGTGTAGAGCACGCCGTTCAGGTACAGAGTGACGAATTCGTAGTTGGGGGTGGTTCCGACGCGGTAGTCATCGTCCCCGATCATGCGGCCATCTCCGAGTAGTAGAGGCAGCTCTTGCAGCCTGCGGAGTGGTTGATGTTGCAGACCGGTGGCGAGCCGAATTTCAGGGCGTCGGTGATGATCTGCGCGCCCTCGATGAGGGGCTCGGAGAATTCCTCGTTGTAGAGGAGGGTGAAGGCCTTGGCCTGCTGGTCGGCCTTGAACTCGTAGATGAACGTGATGCGGTCCACCTCCAGGTCCTCGAAGTGCCGCGCGAGGTAGAGGTAGAGCTGACCCTGGCGCAGGGCGGAAGGCAGGGGCCGGCGGAAGTCACGCCACATGCGGGCGAGGTCCACGACGAGTCCGCGGCCTTCCATTTCGAGTTCGTATTTCGCCAGGAACTTGGGGTCCTCGTAGCGCAGGGATCCCAGGCCGAGCGTCTTGATCTCGATGAGGCAGTTGTCGTCGGGGCAGTAGCCGTCGGTGCTGCCGCCGATGGTGAGGGCGGGGGCGTTGAGTTCCACCTCGGCGTATTCCAGGTCCCGGCAGAAACACCGCGGGCATTGTTGCGGCCGGGCGTCGAGCCAGAACTTGTGCTTGCAGGACCGGCAGAGCCAGTCACCCGCCAGGCGGTCCATCTCGGTGAGCCATCCCTGCCACTTCTTGTGGGTGTTGTGGCCCTCCTGGAAGATGTTCTCCCTGGTGAACGCGGTGGTCTTTGCTTCGCCGCCGTTGCGCAGGAGCTTGTAGTACGCCGCTCGGTGGCACCATCCGGGCTTGACCATCTCGGATGGGTGCAGGACATCGGTGCGGCGGCCGTCGGGCTGGTAGGCCTTGGCGACGACGTGCTTCTGAATGTCACCGAAAAGAACCTCGGTGCTCTTGGAGGCTTCCAGGTAAGCGGCAAGTCCGGGGCCGGGCTTTACGATGCTTCGAGCCACAGGAGTTCCTCCGTGTCGGGTTGTCCTTCGGCGCGCCAGATCCAGCGCTCGGGCATTCCCGGGTAGCGCAGGCGCAGAGTGAGGCGGGCAGCGGGTGACATGCCGCCCCATATTCCGTAGTTCTCGCGGTTCTGCATGGCGGTGCGCAGGCATTCGTTTCGGCGCGGGCATATCTCGCCGTCGCGGCGGCCGTTGCAGAAGTCCATGGCGGCCTGGTCATTCTCAAAGAAAAGGTCGGGTCCGCCGTGGGTGGTGGAGTTTCGGCGGCACTTGGCGGCGCCGCGATGGTGCGCTTCGGACCAGTCGGGCGCTGGTACCTGGGGACGAATAGCCATAGCTATTCCTCTTTCGTCTGCTTCATGTGTTCGAGGAAGGCTGCGTAGGAGATCGTCACCCACATGCGCCCTTCGATCTCGGTAATAAAAGCCATCTCGCGGCCGTCGAGAATGGCCTGCCGCTCCGCGAGTTGCAATGCGGCTCCGGTGAGGCGGAAGCCCTTGGTCGTGGTCGTCTTGCATTCGATGGACCAGGTGTCGTTGCGGACGTCGTTCTTGACGGCCCATCCGTTTCCGCTGCCCGGGGTGACACGCCCGCCCAGGTCCTTGGCGACGCGCTTCTCCTGGGTGCGGGAGGCGCGGACGCGTGGGTCCATCAGGCTGCCTTCGTGGCGGCGTGCAGAATCTCGTCTCGCAGCTTGGCGACGAGTTCGTACTCCTCGCGCAGGGCCGCGATCATCTGCGGCTTGCCGTTCCACTTCTCGTCGCCGTAGCGGAACCACTTCGCGGCGGGGGTGGTGGGTTCGATGACGCCGTACAGGACGCCGAGGGCGACCACCTCGGCCACGCCGTCGTACTCGCCGGCCCGGAAACCGGAGGGGGTGTTCGCGAAATAGAAGTTCACCGAGGCGACCTGCTGGGGGGCCGCCGCCTTGTTTTTCAGGGTCTTGAGCTTGATGACCTGCCCGACGCGCTGCTTTCCCGCCCCGTCGGCGCGGGCCTCGTCCAGCCACTCGGTGCGCTTGACTTCCACGCGGCAGTAATAGGCGTAGTCCTTGGCGTGTCCGCCCGGTGTCACCTGGGGGACCATGCCGTGGAACACGGGTGATCCGATCTTGTCCCGGTATTGGTTGATGATCAGACCGAGGAAGGGGCGCTCCTGCGTAATCATGGAGCGTGCGGTAGGGCCTCCGACTTTGCGGAAGAATTTTCCGGTGAGCCTGGCGCCGACGGATATGGTGGCCTCTCCCATTTCCTTGGCGGCCTCGTCGTCGGGGACCAGCGCGGGGTAGGAGTCCAGGACCACGCAGTCGACCGCGCGGGAGTCCGCGGCCTTGATCATCGCGGTGTAGGCGTCCTCCATTGCGTTGGTGACGTGCACGATCACCCGTGAGGTGTCGACGCCCAGGGTGGTGGCCCACTCCGCGTCGTATCCCTCGGCCGCGACCCACAGCACCGTGTAGTCGGGGTCGCGCTGCTGGTTGGCGGCGACCGTCTTGTGGACGATGGTGGTTTTTCCGCTGGATTCCGTGCCGACGATCTCGTGCCACTGGTTCCCGGGCCAGCCACCGCCGAGCATGACGTCGAGCGAGAGGGATCCGGTGGGAAAGCGGGGGACGGTGGGCATATCCGAGGCCATTACGAAGACCCCGTCGCCTGCTTGCTTGTTGAGTTGCGCCATAAGCGCACGGGCATCTTCGCGCAGTGCCATGGAGGTCCCTCTGCCGAGTGCGAGCCGAGGGGTCTTACGTTAGGAACTTCAGAAAATCGCGCATATCAGCCGAACGGGTGCGCAAATAAAAGAGGCCCCGCTCGCGCATGGGATCACGGGCGGGGACTTGGTGCTTACTCTATTCGATTCTCCCGATGATGGTTTTCGGGAAAAACCCGCCGCGGAGCTGACCCAGCGCGGCGCGAGCCGGAGCGGAGGCGGAGTCCTGAGTGCGCATGGCCGACATGCCGGCGGTGGAGTGCTGGGCGCGGTCCAGGCCGTAGTTGCAGTCGAAGCAGCGCAGGGGGGAGTTGGACGTGCCGCGCCCGTAGTTGCCGCTGCCGCACATGGGGCAGGTGTCGTGCAGGTGGGCCGAGGGTGCCAGGCGCTGGGGGATGGCGGTGGCGGTCAGCGGGTGCACGTCCAGCGGGCCGGGCGGCGCCGGGGTGGGCTGCGTGGCCAGGCCGGCGGTGGCGTAGGTCGGCTGCTGCCACCAGGGGATGCCGGCGGGGGGTGCTTCGTAGGAGGCGGCCGGGGCGGCGGGTTGCACGCCCGCGAGCTTCCTGGACCAGAAATCGCTCATGGCTGGTGTACCTCCCGCAGTGCGTCGGTGACCTCTTCGTCGGTGAAAATGTGGGCGCAGCCGAAGTCGTGGCAGACCCCCACCCACTCACCTCCGTTGGCGGTGACCCACGCGGCGTCGTCGCCCTCGCCGCAGTGGACGCGCAGCGCACCGTTGTTGCCCCACTGGAGTCGGGCGCCGCCGATGTCCATGATGATTTTCGCGTGTGTTTCGGAGTCGGTGGGGTCGTAGCGGTGCAGCTCGTAGTACTGGGGGATGGTGACGAACATCATCGCGCCTCCAGCAGATGCGTTCCGAATTCCAGGTGCGCGCCCGTGGTCGTGGTCCACACGCGCGATTTCCAGCTGCAGCAGCAGCTGCTCCAGCAGCCGAAGCGGCGCGTCCAGTAGAGGGTCAGGTGGTGCTTCACGGAGTGACCTTCAGCTTTCCGATGTCTACGAGGTGGGCCACGGAGGCGTGGACGGCGGCGGAGGCGATGGCCTGGTAGAGGCCGAGGTCCTCGGTGCCGTCGTTGTTCCCCGCCATGAAGAGATTGTGTACGACGTTTCCGGCGATGGCTGCCGTCTCGGCGATGTCGGTGGCGATTTCACCGACGGCATTGATGCGCCCGTGCGATTCCAGGTGCTCGCGCTCGTCCACGTCGGGTGACGAGGGAGTCAGGTCGAGCGTATGACACCACTCGGGGAATTGAGGACACGCCACCAGGTCACGCACCATGCCGCGGTACGTGATGAGGCGTCGGTACTCCTGCACGTGCGGCTCCATAGTCCTAATGTAAGCGGGTTGATTTACCTATTATTTGGCCTCCGACCAGCGGTCGCAGATCTTGACGTCCGTGGTGAGGGGGACGGAGAGCAGTTGCATGTCGGTTCCCGCCATTGCCTCGTGCAAAAGGACCGCTCCCTCCTTGGCGATGTCCTCGGGGCACAGGGCGGCGAGTTCATCGTGCACCGTGAGGATTAGCCGCATACCCGGCAATAGGGTTTTGTGCATGCGCGTCATCGCCAGCTTGGTGATGTCGGCGTTCGATCCCTGGATATGTGAGTTGACGACCTGACGTTCCGCTTCGGCGCGCATGCGCGGGACGTGGGAGAGGAGGTTGGGCAGACGTCGCTTGCGGCCGAGCAGGGTGCGCAGGTAGGGCTCGGGCCGGCGGGCGCGTACGGTGCGCAGGATCTCCGCCTTGTACCGGTAGATCTCGGGGAAGTTCTTCTTGTGGGTGGCCAGGATCTGCTTGGCCTGACGCACGGAAATCCCCGCCATCTGGGCCACGGTGTCGGGGCCGGCGTCATAGTTGATCGCGAAGGCGATCGCCTTGGCGATGGTGCGGGCATCCTTGGTGACGTCCTCCGGAGCGATCCCGAAGACGGCGGCGGCGGTGGCCGTGTGGGCGTCGATGCCGTCCCAGAACCCCTGCCATAGCGCGCCGCGGCCGGCGAAGTGCGCGAGGATGCGCTGCTCGATCTGGGCGTAGTCCGCGACCAGCAGCTTGAATCCGGCGGGGGGGACGATGAGGTTGCGGATGCGCTGCCCGTAGAACGTGTCGGCGCGCGGCCAGTTCTGCACGTTCGGGTCAGCGCAGCTGAACCGGCCGGTGACGGTGCCGTACTGCTTGAAGCTCGGGTAGATGTGCCCGTTGAAGATTTTTGTCGGCTTGTCCTCGGTGCCGAGGTAGCCATCGACGTAGGTGCCCAGGATCTTCGAGTGCTCCTGGTAGTCCAGGATCTCGTCCACGACGTGGTTGCCCTTGTGCGACGCCAGCGCCTTCGCGTCGGTGCTGGGGGCGCCCTTGTCGGTGAAGCGCGTTGGACGCAGGCCCTGGCCGCCTTCGTCCCTGGGGCCGTAGAGGATCTTCACCTTCTGTGGCACGGAGCCGAGGTTGAACGTAGTCCCCGCAGCCTGGTAGACGCGGCCCTCGGTGAGGACCAGGTGGGCGCGCAGGTCATCGCGCAGGGCCTCCAGCGCGGCGCGGTCGATGGGGGCGCCGCGTTGCTGCATGTGCAGCAGGCAGTGCAGGACGTCCATCTCCAGGTCCCACACGGAGTCCAGGCCCTGGGCGGTGAGCTGGGGGCGCCAGCGCTTCCAGTGCAGCCAGGTGGTGCGCCCGTCGAGGTAGGCATAGGTGTGGACCTTGCCGAACTCGTGGGCCTCGACCTTGCGACCGACGTTCTCGTGGTCGTAGTCGAGCTGGTAGGTGGCCTTGTCGAGCGCCTTGAGGCCGATCAAGCGGTTCTCGTTCGCCAGCCACGCGGCGACGATCGTGTCCCCGTAGGGCGGGGGAGGAAATTCTCCGCCGAAATACTTCGCCACGCTCAGGAGGTCGAAGGGTGCGTTGTGCGCGATTTTCCTACGGTCGGAAAAGAACAGCGGTCGCAGCGCGGAGAAAACCTGGGACGGGCGTAGCTGCGGAGGTGGCTCGGTGAACAGTGCGTGGACGGTCTCCCGCTCCCCGGTGGTCTTGTTTTTCCGCCAGGTCGCCTTGCGCAGGCACTCGTACCCGTTGGGGTGGCCCATGGGGATGACGGTGGTGGCACCCTCGGTGGCCAGGGAGATCCAGGTGACGGTGTTGACCGCGGGGATGCCCCGGTGCTCGCCCACGGTCTCTACGTCGAAGGCGAACTCGTCGTGCTGCGAGAAAAACGCGATGGTCTCTTCGAGTGAATCCAGGTCCGTGACGAGCTGTGGAGGGTGCATCGCGGCCTTCATGGCTGGTAGAAATAGTCCACGTCGGCACGGGGCGTCACAAATCCCGCCGATGTACAGCACCCCTCGGCGTTGTCCGATGTGCCCACGTTGTGGCGTCGGGGGGTGCGCCCAATTTCTTAGTCGTCCAGCAGGATCTTCACGATGTCGCCCATGTCGGCGGCGTCGAGGGTGTCCTTGACGGGCTCCTTATAGGCGTCGACCTGGAAGCCGAGGATGACCTCCTCGCTCAGGGGCGGCATTGCGTACTCCTCTTCGAGGTCACGGGCGCGGATGCGCTCCAGTACGTACTCCACCGACTTGTTTTTCTGCACCTTCTTGACGCTGAAGTACAGGTCGGCCCGGTTGAGCGGCCCCTTCTTCTCGTCCAGCGCGATTTCCTTGAGGAGTCGGGCGATTTTCACACCGGCCTCCCAGACCCGCAGGACCGGGAGCTTGGGGTCGGCGAGGGAGACGACGTTGAAGCAGGCCGCGAACTTCTTGGGCTTGTCGCCGATGCTGCACAGGGGGCAGTCGGCATTCGCCCAGCAGCGGATGGACTTGCTCCCGTCCTCCACCTCGTCCACCCAGTGCGAGACATAGTTGTCGAAGGGCTCGGAGTCCAGGATCTTGATGACGGTGTCCTTTTCCTCGACCTTCAGGTAGAGGTCTCCGCCGACGCCCGCGGCGGCCTTGTCCATGCCGCCCCATCCGCTGGTGTCGGTGACCGCGGGAGCGACGGCGCTTCCCTCGGAGGCGCCCTTCTTGAACTCGGCCTCCTTGGTGTCCGGGAGGGAGCGGCGGCGGCCGAACTGCTTCTCAGGCATTTTCGTTCCATTCGTGGATGGGCGGGGGCATGATTCCCTTGGTGGTGCGGAAGAGTTCCGTGCACCTGGAGGGGAAAAGGGTTTCTCCGAGGTACCTTTTGGTGCCGTGGAGAAGTCCCTCGTCAGTGGCGATACGGACCACGCCGTCGATCTGCTGGCGGGTGTAGAGGCGTCGCTGCCCGTGACGGGAGGCGCCGTTGTAGACGAAGGTGGGGCGCGGGAAAAGCCCGGCCTGCTCCCACTTGTAGATGGTTTTCGGGGAACGCTGGAGCGCGTGGCCGAGGTGGGATATCCCGAAGAACTCGCGCATGTATCCGTCCACGCGCTTGTAGATGGGGTCTTCGTCCCATCCCGAGAATCCGCGCGAGTAGAGGGATGTGTGCGTGGGCGGTCCCAGGGGCTGGGTGGTGCCCGGGTACACGTCCAGGGGCCGGCGCGGCTGCGGGGGGATGCTCACGACGTGGAGTCCATCTCCCGCAGCAGGCGCACCCGGGCCGCGTCCAGCTCGTCCAGCTCGGCGCGCAACTCCTTGGCTCGGCGTTCTTTGGGCGTCAGCTTTCGGCTGATGACGCCGCTGCCGGACAGGTCCAGGAGGTGGGCGATGGCGCACAGGGTGAGCCCGTCGGGCAGGGACTTGCCGGCGAGCCAGGTGCTCACGGTCCAGGGGCTGAAGGCGCCGCCCTTGCGGCCGAGCAGGGAGCCGAGCAGGTCCCCGAGGTCCGCGGTGGTCAGGTGCAGATCGTTCATGCGCTCCGTGATGGCCTCGGCGTTGAGGCCGAAGGTGATTTCGCTGCCGTATTCGTTCATGTGGCGAGCCCCTTGAATGCGTAGCTCTCGTGCTGGACGAAGATGGCGTCCATGTCGGATTCGGTGAGCACTCCCTCCTGCAGGAGCACGTACAGCTCGTCGGGGTCGAACACGGGGCGCATCGGGAATGCGCGGCGAAGGAATTCCTCGCCCTTGGAGCCGATAATCTCCTCGGCGCGGTCGACGTCGGGGGAGATGCTGACGCGGCGTTCGCGCTTGATGCGCTGGTACTTGTAGCCGCCCACTTCGAGTTCGAAGGGGAGGTCGATGTACTGCGAGCCCTTGTGGTCGCGGTAGCCGCGCTCCTCGACTGCCTTGACGACGCGGTCTCGCAGCTTGTCCCGGACGCGCATGCTGATCTCGATCTCCGCTTTGAGCATCGCCCACTGGCGGAATACCGGGATAATCGGGTCCACGGGGACCGGAGTTTCTTCTTCGTGTACGTCCGAAAATGGCTCGGGCATACGGGTGACCTACTTCCTGTGGGAGTGGTACCGGGAGCTACTGCAACATCCGGTGCGCTCAGCCTATGAGCGGGAAAAAATGACGAACAGGAGCCGAACGGGTGGCGTTATCTCTTCGCCACATGCTCGGTCAACGAGGCCACGTCGTTGACCAGGATTCCTTCTCCGCGGCCATCGACAATGGCGCTGGAAAGCTTCCCGCGCAGCGCCAGGGTGGCCTGCTGACGCTCCTCCACGCTGTTCTCCGTGACCAGGTTCACCACGTACACCCGGGAGAACTCCGAGGACGCGCGCACGTGCCGCGTGTTCCGCTGGTCAAGCACCCCCTTGGAATCGGGCAGGTCGTAGTTGACCAGGTACTGCGCCTCGGGGAGGTCGAGCCCGTAGCCCCCCGCGTTGGTGGACAGGAAAATCCTGCAGTCAGGGTCCTGCTGGAACTTCGCCACGGACCCTGCCTTGTCCACCGCGTTGAGCTGCCCGTGGAACAGCACCATGTCCGCGTGCTTGTCCAGACGCGCGGCCATGTAGGGGAGCATGCGGCGATAACTGGTGAAAATCGCGACCTTCGTCCCCTCCTCGGAGAGCATGTCGCCAACCACGCGGTCCAACTCGTCCAGCTTCGGCGTGCGCTTCAGCAGCTGGCCGATCTCGGAGATCTGGTCAACGAACTCGGCGATGTACTGCGAGCCCTCGCCGCGGCCCTCGTGGAAGGCCTCGGCGCTGTCCATCAGCAGCTCGGGATGGTCCAGCAGCATCCGCGCGGCGAGCAACCTCGCCATGACCTTGCCCTGGGCGCTGGTGCCGCTCTCGGAGGTGGCGCCGTTGTAGTAGGCGGCGAGGTCGAAATCCTGGCCGCTCTCGGCCAGCTCGTCCAACGCGGTCGCCAGGTCGTCCAGAATGAAGTTGTAGTGCCGCCGCGTCAGGAGGTCCAGGCTGATCGGGCGCGTGGTCTCCGCGACCTCGGGCAGGTACTTGGCGACCTCGGGGTCCAGGCGCGACTTGCGGATCATCGACGTCTGCAGGCGCTCGTGCAGCAGCCCCAAGTTCTTGTAGCTGCGGACCGCGCCCCAGTGGTTGCGCACGATGAAACTCTTGTCGAACAGGTCCCAGCGCCCCAGGCAGTTGCGGTCCACCCACTCCATGATCGAGAACACCTCCTCGGGACGGTTTTCCACGGGGGTTCCGGACAGGGCGACGCGCGTGTCCGTGGTGATGCCCTTGATGCGCTTGCTGGTCTCGGCCGCGAAGTTCTTAATGACCGTGGCCTCGTCCAGGACCACCGCATCGGGGGCGGTGGCACACATCTCCTCCCAGTCGTTCAGCACCGCGCTGTAGGAGGCGATGATGTAGTCCGGCTTCTGCTCCCGGGCGGCGGCCCACTGCTCGGCGCGCTTTTTCGCGGTGCCGTTGATGACCGCGCACCACTCCTGGTAGGGGACGACGATCTCGTTGCCGCGCATCAGCAGGGCCTGCGTGTCCATGTCGGTGAACTTGGCGAGGGCGCGGGCCCACTGCCATTTCAGGGACGCCGGCACCAGGACCAGCACGGTGCGGATCTCACCGCGGGCGAGAAGTTCCTCCAGCGCGGCGATGGTGAGCACCGTTTTTCCGGTGCCCATGCTGTAGGCGACGAGGAGTTTTCTGCGGTCCAGGATCTGCTCGACCGCTTCCACCTGGTAGGGGTACAGCTGACCTGTGAACATCAGCCCTCATTTCTTTCGTGCGTACGCCGCGCGGGCACCTTCCACGGCGGCGTGGATCTGGGCGTCGGTCATGTCGCCGACGTCCTTGGCCTCGGTGCCCGTGTAGTTGAGGAATTTCATGCGCAGTCCGCGTGGCCGCCAGCGCGCGTAGACCTGCGCGGCGGCGGCCAGGCCGGCGGTGTCGTTGTCCAGGGCGAGGACCACCCGGTCCACACGGCGGCGCAGCAGCCGCATCTGCGTGTCGGAGACGTAGGCGCCGTAGGAGGCCACGCCGCCGGGGATTCCGACGGAGGCCAGGCGCACCGCGTCCAGCGGGGACTCCAGGAGGATCGCGGTGTCGCCGTCCACCAGCTGGTGGTAGCCGAACACCGCGCTGGATTTCGGGACGCCGTCCGGGCGGTTGCAGAAGAACTTCCGGCCTTTCTCCTGCCAGCCCAGCAGGGCCCCGGTCAGGGGCTCGCGGATGGGCAGGATCCAGTGGTCGGTGGCCGTGTCCCAGAGCACGCCGTAGCGCTCGCAGGCGCCCGCCGTCAGCTTCCGCGACTCCAGCGCCTTGGCTGGCGGGGGGACGTACAGCGCGATGGCGGCCTCCGTGATGGCGCCCTCCTGCGAGAGCGCCTTCGGAGTTACGTCGTCTGTACTTCTGAGGCGGTAAATCCCCTGGGCGGCGATCCACCGCACCGCCCCCGCCCGGTCGATGTCCAGCGCGTCGACCACCAGTTGCACGAACGGGCCGGAGTAGTGGCAGGAGAAGCAGATGAACGCGCCGTGGCCGCCGTTGACCCAGAACGAGGGCCGGCGGTCCTCCCTGCCGGTCAGCGCTTTGTGCATGGGGCAGTGGGCCAGGACCTCCTCCACGCCGTCGTGCTCGACGGTGCGCACCGCTGTGATGCCCAGCTCGTGCAGGGCGCGGGGCAGGTCGGCCGGGACCGGGTTGGAGTAGCCGGCGAGCAGGTCCCAGCCCGTGGAGGCGGAGACCTTACGCCTCACGGGATTCCTGCTTGGCGAGCGCCCTGGCCAGGCGGGCGTTGCGGTTCTTGAGGGCGACGCGCTCGCGGTTGCGCGCGTAGTAGTCGCGGCTGTACTTCAGCGACCGGGCGCGGTTGTTGCGGCGCCAGATCACCTGGTACTCCTTGTTGGCGGCGCGGAACTTCGTCTCCCAGTTGGGGTCCTCGGCGAGCAGACGCGCCCGGCGCTTTTCGTTGTATTCCTTGATGCAGGCCTTGCACTTGCGCTGCTTCTTGTCGGGCCGCGAGGAGTTCTTGTGGAACTCGGTCAGGAGCTTGTACTCCTCGCAGGAGGCGCACTGCTTGACGTCGGCTGGCTGGATTTCAGTAGGGGTATTCATTTGCTTCCTCCAGGGGTGCTTCCTCGAATCGGGGGGGATCCCAATGGATGGAGATGAGGTGGTCCTGCGGGATGGCGTTGCGCGAGAGCAGGACTTTCATGCGGTATTCGTGGTCCTCGTCGGTGGGCTCCATGCCGACGACGAGGTCTGCGTCCTGGACCCACGCGGACGTGTAGCCAAGCGAATTGGCGGTCAGGCCCTTGGCGCCGACCTTGTGGGACAGGGACTGGGTGGTGACCACGATGGGGATGTGTGACAGGGCCAGGCGGCGCAGGCCGCGGCTGATGTTGGTGAGTGCGAGAGGGGTCTGTACTTCCCCGGTGATTTCGTCGCGCAGGAAATAGGCGCCGTCTACGAAGAGGACGTCGGGGGAGACCTTCTCGATTTTCGCCTGGATACCTGACAGGGTGGTGGCGCCCGCGCGGTCCTCGGTGAAGATGAGGGACTTGTCTTTCTCTACCGTGAGCAGCTCGCGCTCAAGGCGGCGCCAGTCCCGGTCCGCCAGGTTGCCCTTGAGGAGTTCGGAGGGGTTCACGCCGTAGCGGAATCCGTCCATGCGCCGGGCGATTTCCGCGTACGGCATCTCGAAGCTCAGGATCAGGGGCTTGACGCCGTAGTCGTAGGCGGTGCGCGCCATGCCGAGCATGACCGTGGTCTTGCAGGACTTCGCGAGGCCGGTCAGGACGATGAACTGCTGCGGCTGGATGCCGTTGGTGACCTTGTCGAGGAAGACGAACCCGGTCGGTATCCCGAGCATTTCCCCGGGGTTTTCGCGGGCCTTGCGGTAGGTCTCCAGGCGGGCGGAGCCGGTCTGGGCGTAGTCGATTTCCTGGCTCTCCGCCGACGCCAGGGCGACCTGTGTCTGCATGACCCGCAGCACGGCGAGCGCCGCTTCCGGCCCGTCCTTGTCCATGGCGTCGCCGGCGGCGCCCATGCCGAGTTCGACCAGCGTTTCGATGCGGGCCTTGTGCAATTGCTTGAGCAGGTAGGTGATCGGGCCCGAGGACTCGGCGACGAACTCGAAGTTCGGGTGGTCGCGCAGGATGGCCTCGGCGGTCGGGGCCTCGGCGTAGTCCTGCTGGAACGCGATGATGTCCGCGAAGACGCGGCGGTTGTCGGGGTCCAGGAAGTGGTCCAGGCCGATGCCGGCGCCCGTGACGGTGAGGAGGTCGCCTTCCAGGGCGATGTAGGAGATGACCTCCTCCTCGACGCGGCTCACTCGATCTCCAGCAGCTGCCACCCGGTCTCGTGCTCCAGGTCGCTCTGGGTGATCAGGCCGTAGTCGGGCTCGTCCACGATCGGCTCGACCGCGATCCGCGGCAGTTCGTGCGGGTCGGTCGCCAGGTGCATGACGGACGCGAAGCCGTTGATCTCCAGGCGCAGCGAGCCGTGCTCGGTTTCGAAGACCGCGATCTTGTCGGTGTTGTCGGGGAAGATCTGCAGCACCGAGCGGTCCAGGTACAGCGGGTCCAGGGGGCCGCTCATCGCCGTGCCTCGCGGTAGTCGTAGGCGTCGGCCATGTTGCGCAGGAGCGTCCACGGGTCCGGCGGGGTGGTGTCGTCCACTGGCGTGCCCGCGGGCAGCGCGAAGACGCGGAAATTGGGCGTACCCAGTTCCCCGGTCCAGCGGCCCCCGCACTCGCATACGTGCTCGTCGTGAGGCGGGTTCGTGAGGATGGCGCACTGGCACTGCGCGGCCATGGCGGTGCAGCGCGAGTCGGCGTTGGTGTGGTTCACAGCATCCGTCCGATCAGCTGGGCGTTGTGGGGCTCCAGGTAGCGGCCCTTGGGTCCGTAGGTGAGCTGGCGCAGCGGCTCGGCGTCGACCAGGTACAGGCAGGCGGGGTCCAGGGCGACGGTGTGGGACATCTCGCGGGCGCTGGTGGCGATGAGCCGGGTGTGGGGGACGGATTCGCGCTGCAGGCGGGCGGCCAGGGCGTCGAGGAACTTGGTGTGCAGGTAGGTGACGATGGCGACGGGTTGCCCGGTGCCCCACAGTTCCCAGATCTGGTTCACGGCCAGGGAGTTGGTGGTGTAGAGGTTCAGCGCCTTGTCGGGGTGCAGGTAGCGGGCGCGGCGGGCGAATTTCTTCGCCGTGTAGTTCTCGCTGGGGACGGCGAGCATGCCCTCCCACACCACGTAGATGAGGCGGTTCTCGACGTCGTTGGAGATCTCGCCCTTAATCATTTCGGCCTCGCAGGTCGGGTCCGGCGACGGCGACGGTGACCGTGGCTTCCGCCATGAAGGAGCGCAGGGCGGGGGAGTAGCGGTTGGACCAGTCGGTGCCGGAGAGGTTGGTGGTGATGCCGGTGGGGCGACCCGCGCTGAACCGGGTGCGGAGCAGTTGCTCCAGGCGGTCCTCGGCGTAGCGGGTGTCGGTGGTGCGTTCGTGGCCTACGTCGTCCAGGACCACGAAGTACGCGGTCAGGGCGCGGTCCACGATGCGCGAGGCGCGGAAGGTGGTGATCTCGTCGCCCTCGTGTGAGTGCATGAGGAAGCGGGCGGCGTCCACGTAGTCGGGCCAGCGGGTGAAGAACACCGAGTGTTTGCTGCGGCGCACTTCGCAGGCGACCGCGCAGGCCAGGGTGGTCTTCCCGGTGCCGGGAGGGCCGGCCAGGAGGAGTCCGCGGCCGAAGTCGCGGGGGTGCCGGGGCAGGCCGAGGGGGTCCAGGCGCTGCTGCTCGGGGAGGCCTTGGAGCCAGCGATGCACCGTGTCGCGCTCATCGATGATCCAGTCGGCGGGGTGGTCGCCGATTTCTCCCAGGCGCAGGTTGCGGTAGCGGGCGGGGATGCCGGTGTCGATCCACAGCGCCTTCTCCGGGTCCATGTCCTCGGTGATGCGCAGGCTCATGTGCGCGTCCAGGAGGCCGTGAACAGGTCGTCGGCTCCCTGGTCGTGGGTGGCCGGGGTGTTCCAGTCGCTGTAGCTCTCGGGGGTCTGGGAGACGCCCGTCTCGGACAGGCGCTTGAGCAGGGTGTGGCGGCGCCACTTGAAGTCCCAGACGAACGCCTTGTCGGGTACGCGTCCGCCGAGCTGGGTGAAATACAGGTCGACCATGGCGCGGCAGGTGCCGGGGGTGACGTCGAGTCGCAGCAACTCGGAGAAAATCGCCACGATGGCGCGGAAATTGGAGAACTCCAGTCCCGTGGACCAGCTGCGGCGGGGGCAGGCGTTGAGGAAGTACGTGGCCAGGCCAGTCGCGGAGTCGGGCTTGGGGGTGCGTCCCCTGGGGCGGCCCTGTGAGGCCTCGGAGCGAGCGGGGCGCCCTGAGGGACTGACCTCGTCTGCGAGGCCGCGAGAGGTGCCTTGGAGATTTTTCTCGGCCCCCCCGAGGAGCGAGTCCCCCGCGGCTGTCTGGTCCAGGGCGTCGTCTTCGTCCACGAACTTGCGATTCATCAGGTCTCCTGTGCGGACGGGTAGTTGACTTGTCATGCGTCCGTCAGGACGCAGATATAAAGAGACGTAGTCTCTTTATTAAGGTGCTCTAGCTCTCGCTCTTGCTCCCTGCACACACGCACACGTGCATGCACATGCACGCGCTCGACGTGTCAGTTGAGGGGTCAGTTGCGAGTCCACACGCGGGGTCAGTTGCTCGCTCACGCGCCACGCGGATTTCCGCTTCGAATTCATTCCACTGGCGGATAAGCAGACCGATCGCCAGGTCGACCTGCATCCCGCGGTGCATTCCGTCGCGCAGGGACTGGACGGGCCCGAACACCGAGTCGACAGAGACGTCGGCGACCCGCACATGCGTCTCAGTACGGGCCCCGGGCCATGCCAGCACCCGCACCAGCCCGACACCCCGCAGGTCAGCCAGGGCGCGCTTGACCGTGGTGGGGGAGCACTCCATCTCGGTGGCCAGGTCGTCCTGGCCCATGAGGGCGTAGGACCAGCCCGTGACCTGGTCGAAATTCGTCTCGGTGTGGGTGAGCAGGTAGGTGTAGGCCACCTGGGCACGGAGCGGTACGCGGTCGAGAATTTCGTCCACGGAAATCGGGGCGGTCATGGTAATCTCCGAATCGCCTAGGGATGCACTGCGGACTGCGGCCTCGACAGGGCGGCTCGAACTAACCTGTCGGGGCCGCTGCTATTTATCCGCGCGGTACCAGTCGTGTCTGCACGCCCTTCTTGGGCCGACCGCGTCCCGCGCGCTCCCACTGGCCCGACTCGGGGTTGAAAATCTCCATGTAGGCCTTGGTCGTCTTTTCCGTCGACGTGGGCTTGGGCGCGAGGATGGCGCGGGCGGCTACGAGCGACTGGGAGACCTCGGGGATGCGCTGGTCGAACGTGAGGCGCAGGGTGTCCATGACCTCGTCGGCCTGGCTGAGCGCTGCCTGCACCGCCGCGGCCTCGGCGCGCGTCAGGACGGTGTCGGGCCCCTCATCCACGACCAGGGCGAGCTGCCCCGAGGACTCCTCCTCGATCACGGGCGGCGCCTCGTAGCCCTCGGGCAGGTCGCGCCAGTCGAGCTGGAACAGGGCCCGGGTCAGGTCGTAGACGGGGATGTCGTGGGTCAGGCACTGCGCGGCGAGCCACGCGGCGTCCTCGTCCAACGCCCCGTCGGTCGTCAGCACCAGGAGCATCGGGTTTTCCGCGCCCTGCAGGTAGGCGTACAGCCCTGTGGGGACGCTGGTGACCTGCACCTGGTCGTCGGGCGATTCCAGGGACTCCCGGATGGTGGTGATGATCTTGCTGTCGCTCCCGTCGCGCAGGAGCTTGAAGGGCAGCTCGCAGCGCATGACCCACTGCCACACGTTCTCGACGCCCTCGCCCGTTCCCTCACCCGCGGGGATCAGAACGTTGATCTTGTACATCTCGGAGGGGGCGAAGTAGCCCTCCTCGTCGGGCTTGCCGAGGGAAAACTGGTCGTTCAGGACGTCGCACACCAGGTCGTGTGCGATTTCTCCGGTCCCGATGATTCCGATGGTGACTGGGCGCAGCTCTGCCATTGGTCCTCCGTCTGGTGGTTCGGCGTGGACTGATAATCACCCCCTGAGGGCGGTCGAAAATCGCACGACGCGAAAATCGGATAGAACTTCATCCGCGTGGCGCAGTTAGCCCGTCCGTGTCATTGGGGCCCTGGCACACGGATTCGTGGGCGTCGCACAAGGGCCGTGGTGGTGTCGCGGGATCGATATTCCTGGAGTGTCGACATGACCGCGTGCAGGAGCGTCACGCCGCCCGAGATCGCCAGGACGCGGTATGCCTGGGTGTGCGGATGGGTGTAGAACCAGTCCGCGACGCCGACGAGCAACATGCAGGCCAGCAGGTCGCGCAGGTAGGGGCCGAGGATCTCCCCGGTGGCGTGCATGAGGGGGCGCACCAGGATGGACCAGAGAAAGAAAATCGCGAACGTGACGACGACGAGGTTGATGGCGCACCCCTTAGGAGGGCGGTGCCGCGTACACGATCTGGTAGCTGGCGCCGACGGGGAGAGAGCGCTTGATGGCTCGGTCGAGACGGTATTGATTCACGGTTTTGCCCCGGTAATAGTGCGAGCGCGTCTCCCCGGTGGCGGGGCGCGTGTCGGTCGGGGGCTCCCACATGTAGTCCGAGGATGGCGAATTTCCGTCGAAGTAGGGGCGCAGTTCGCTGGTCACTTCGGCGAGGACCTGGTCGAGGTAGAACTCCATTGCTCCGATCGTGGTCCAGGGCCCGTTCTGGACCAGCGCGGAGTAGAGGTTCCCGGCCGCGTCGTTGACGGTGTCCGCGGCGGAGTAGGTGGTGGTGGCCGACCAGGTGCCGCGGCTGCCCACACCGGTGGTGCCGAGGTCCTGCCAGATCTGGGTGTTGGTGCCGGGGGGGACGGCCTGGAAGAGCGTGTTGACGTCGCTCGCGGCGTAGCCGACGTTGACGATGGCCGGGCCCCCGAAGTCGGCGGTGGTGGTGACGGTGACCGACAGGCGCACGAACCCGGTGGTGCCGGGGGGCTGGATCGGGGAGGAGGTGCCGCGCACCAGGGCGTGGCCGTCGTGCGCCCAGATGGTGATGGGCAGCGCGGAGCTGAGGTGGCGCACGTAGGCGCTGTAGGTGACCCGGGTGCCAGCTGGAACGAGGTCGATGGCGACCATGGAGGCCACGGTGGTGTCGGTGCGCGTGCCGATGCCCATCCACGGCGTCGCGCCGGAGCCGATCAGGGAGGCGGTGGGCATCGTGATGACCTTGAACGCCCCGCATGCGCCGCCGTTGAAGCCGCCCGTGGTGTTGCGGGACCACGTTCCGGCGACGCCGCTGGGCAGCTGGATCACCCAGCCGGCCAGGTCGTTGTAGAACCCGGGGTTCTGGCACAGGTTGATGCGGTTCGCGGTCGGCTTGATGACGGCGGTCTTCGGAGCCTGCCAGGCCCTGGCGGGGGAGGTGCCCACGGCGGACTGGTTGCGGCTGGCGGGCACGAAGAGACGGTGTTCGTCCACGTAGTACGTCATGGTGGTGACGGCGCTGCCGGTGGTCACGCGCGGCACGACGGCGGCGTAGACGGCGGTGCTCATGAGGGTGGCGGACATGGTGATGGTCTGCCATTGCAGGGAGCCCAGTGCGGCTGTGGTGGCGGAGTTGGTGGACGCGATCTGGGCGCCGTTGACGTCGTACTGCAGCAGCGTGATGCCCACGTTGGAGCCGGCGGCCAGGGTGGCGATGGCGATTTGCGCGACCAGGAACGTGCCGCCCTGCACCCGGGCGTAGGCCTCGGGGGTGGGGTTGACGGTGAACACGGTCTGTCCGGAGCCGGAGCCCACCGGTGATCCGGGCGGGGGGTTGTACGTCGCGGAGCTGTAGGTGGCGCGGGCTGTTTTCAGCGCCGTGTAGGAGCCCCACAGTTGCAGGTTGGTGTACGTGTTGGCGGTCAGCGGGGTGGTGTAGGTGTACAGGCCGCTGAAGGTGCCGCAGGACGCGAAGGTATTGGTGCGCGCGAAGCTCTCGCCGCCGTCCAGCGCTGCTGCCTGGTAGTACAGGCGCCCTTCGTAGGAGGCCTGGTCCAGGGAGAGCAGGTTGATGCCGGTGCGGTCGCTGTACTGGTCCTTGCCGTTGCCCGGCGTCTGCTCGAACTGCAGGTAGGTGACGTACTGCGTGCTGGAGATGGGCATGACGTCGGTGTTGATCGTCAGGCGGGCGTACGCGGCGCGGTTGTAGATCAGCCCGGCCGGCCCCGGGGTGTAGTCGGTGGGCGCGGAGGCGGTGATGGACACGCGCTGCCAGGCGTTGACGGTGTCCGAGGGGGCCTTGCGGACCGTGATGTCGGTGACGGCGGTGATCTGGGGGTCGGAGTACTCCGAGCCGGAGGAGAAAGCGACCAGTGCGAAGTCATCGAATGCGCCGGCGATGGAGTTCTGTGTGATGGTCGCGGTGCCCGAGGACGCGGAGGACCCGCTCATGGTGACGGGGGTGAGCAGGAGCAGGGCGAAGGAAGCGCTGCCGGAGGAGGCGGAGGATCCGGTCAGGGTGACGGGCGTGAAGGTGGTCGTCATCAGATCCTGATCCGTTCCAGTAGCCCGTAGCCGGTCTGGGCGTTGAAGTTGGTCAGCGCCGAGGTGGCCAGTAGCGTCTCGACGCCCGGCGCGGTGCGCACGTAGACGTTGATCAACGTGGCGGAGACGTTGACGCGCATGCGCATGCCGTCGCTGACCGGCGTGGCGTAGGTGGCGACCGTGGTCGACGTCGCGGAGGCCAGGAACCCGGACGCGTAGGTCAGTGCGGTCCACGTCAGGCGGTCGCGTGAGGCCAGCCAGTACCCGGCCGACCCGCCGCGGAAGTAGATGCCGTGCTCCATGGTGTTGCTGACGTCGAACGGCGCGGAGACGAACGTGGCATAGACGGTGTCCAGCGGGGCCGAGGTGCCGAACAGCCATTGGCGGTCGAACCAGAGCACACGGCCGGCCTGCATCTGCTCCAGCATGGTGGTGGTGCCGCCGGGGGTGTTCCAGCCGGAGCCGTGGACGATGTTGTCTATGTTCTCCCACGTCCCGTAGGTGACCACCCAGGGGATTCCGGTGCCCTGCTGCCAGGCGACCGGAGTGCTCCAGCCGGTCGGCGGCGCAGCGGTGAACGACTGCGGGTAGGTGCTGCCGTCGGTGTTGAAGTGATCGATGACCTGCTGGGTGCCTGTCCCGCGGACGTCGGCGGTACCCACCAGTGCGCCGAACTGGTCGTACCAGTCGATGCGCGGGCGCACGAACTGCCCGCTCCCGGTCGCGGTGCGGTAGTGGTAGGCGGAGAACGTGTACTGCCGCCGCGCCGGCCCCAGCCAGCGCCACCAAATATTGTCCGTGGTGTACCCGGTCGGCGAGGCGCCCTGCGGCACGGCCTTGGCCGCCTGGTAGATGGCGTCGCGCCACTGCACCTCGACGCCCTTGGCGTAGGTGGCGGTCGCCGACCACGTAGCGGTCTGCTTCAGCGCGATGCCCTGGGTCTGCACCAGCGCCGGCTCGGGCAGGGTGGCGTTCTTCAGCGACGTCAGGCGCCACTTGGCGGGGCTGGTGGAGGGCGTGTCGCCGACGGTGTAACTGCGGGCGACGTACACCGCACCCGTGGTGGGGGTGTTCCACAGCACGGGCTGCCCGGCGTAGTACGCAGTCGTGGACACCCATGTTGCGGCCTGTACCTCGCCGCAGGTGAAGATGGTGTTCCGCCCCACCGTTGCGCCGCTGAACGTGTTGTACATCAGCGCGTTGCCGGGCCCCGGTGATCCGGTGGACAGCGTGGTCGCGGCCTGCGGGACGATCCCGAAATTGCCGGAGTTGCCGTCGATGAAGAAATTGTCGTTGCGCGGGTTGACCGCGCCGTCCGCGTACTGGACGTTCCAGATGCCCTGCCCGTCGGTCAGCCAGTTGCGTTCCGCATCCGCGTCGTAGTACGCGGACAGCCCCGTCTGGGTCCAGGCCGCGGCGCTGCCCGCAACGCCCGTCGGGGCGACGCCGTAGTTCTGTACGGAGCTGGTGGACTGCAGGGTGGCGTGGGCGATGAAAATGTCGTAGCCGCTGCTGATCGCCTGCTTGCCGGTGACGGTGAAAGTCAGCGTGATGTCCCCACCGGGGGTGAACGTCCCGATGTAGACGGTCTGCGCCATCTGCCGGCTGGGGGCGTACATGTCTGCGGACCACCCCGCCACGAGGCTGCCGTTCACGGTCGCGCTGATCTGACCGCCGAAGGGGTCCTTGACCAGCGTGACGAACAAGTTGAACACGGTGCCGGTGATGCCTGCGACCATGGGCACGAACACCGTCGCGGAGGATCCGATGGCCGCGCCCAGCATGCGCATGTAGCCCCGGTCCACACCCGCCAGCGGGTCGCCCACGCGCACCAGGCCGCCGGGGGGCACAGAGGCACCGCCGGCGATGTTGTAGAAGCTGTACGTCTCCGAACCGCCGTACGCGAAATACGTCTGTCCCAGGTAGGTGACCACGTCGCCCAGGTTCGGAGCCTGGTACCCGGCCAGATAATAGGTTGTGGGATCCCACGGTTTGGCGAGCGTGGAGTCGAACGTCGAGGAGTCCAGCGTCGGCAGTTGGTTGTAGCCGATCCTCGTCGTGGTCTTCCACCCGGTCAGGTCGGTGACCAGCTCGGCGAGCGCGCTGGCGCTGCCGGCGCGGCGTTGGATCGCGTTGGCGTCGCGCACGAAACTGCGCCGCAGTTCCGGCATCGCCGGCAACCGCGAGTCGATGCCCATCTGCTGCGCGATCAGACCGAGCTGGCGGTCGCTGCACCGCTCGATGTCGTTCATCCGCAGCAGCGAGTCGTTCTCGGACTTCATGATGTCCAGGCCCCACCCGAACATCGACACGAAATCGAAGAGGTCGTCGTTGACGGGGATGGAACTGGCGGTGGTCTCCACCGTGGCGACCTTGTAGGGCCGCGGGATCAGGTCGTAGAGCATGCTGCGGTACCCGGCGTCCGCGAGCGCCAGGCCCACCACACCGGACCCGCAGCGGAACCACGGCGTCGTCACCGGCGTCGTCGCCCAGATCGCGGCGTTGGTGCCGGGGGTGACGTTCAGGGTGTTGAGGGCGAGGCAGATGTAGTTGACCGAGGAGAACACCGCCAGGTCCCCGGGCTGGTAGGTCTGCGTGGTGGAGTAGGTGGTGATGCCCGACGCCACGAACAGCCCGTAGTAGTACAGGCGCCCGGGGACCACCGTGTTGTCCAGGAACGTGTTGCTGATCCCGAGCGCGGGGTCGGTGTTGCCCGATGCCTGGTCCAGGCACACCCACCCGTCGTCCTCGGTGTCCGGCACACCCCAGGAGTTGCGCACCAGGCGCTGGCGCGACCAGGCGGGGGGCACCGTGCCCGACGTCTGGTAGGGGGTGGTCCAGGTGACCTGCAGCGCTCCGTACTGGTCCTGGGCGCAGCTCATCGGGTCGCAGGAGAAATAGGCCTGCGACCCGGCGATGCCGTAGAGGGACCGTCCGTAGATGTCCAGGCCGTACGTCGCCACAGTCGTCCTTAGGAGATGTCGCGCTGGTAGGACAGGGAGATCGTCGCCCGCGCGTTTACCGGGGCGTTATTGCCGTCGCCCGGGGCGTGGGACAGCTGGGCGGATGCGAGCTGCCCGGCGGACCACGGACCCTCCCAGGCCAGGTTCATACGGTGCTGGTCGACCACCCCGACCTGAATCTGCGACCCGTCGGTGCCGGCCTCGACACCGTTGACCATCAGACGCACGTTGACGTGGTGGATACCGGGGATCTGCGCGACGTCGGACCACACCTGCAGCGAGATGCGCCACCACCCGGTCTGCGGGCACGGGATGTCGGTGCCGCCCTGGAACATGCTGTTCGGGTCATAGTCCGTGCTGCCCCACGGGAAGTTCTGCCAGTTCGCGAACCCCGGCATGAAGGGAAACCCGTTGGCGTGGATGATCGACAACGGCACGAAGCCATAGGGCGCCGAGGTGGTGACGGTGCGGTTGTTGACCGCTGTCAGCCACGCCACCTGCGCCTGCACCTGGTTGAGCCGGTCCGCGATACTCGCGTACGTCACCGGCGACGTCATGCCCGCGTACGGGGCCAGGGGCAGCGCGCTGCTGTGCACGGTGCGCGGCGGGTACCGCAGCGACACCCCGGCCCACGACGCGGGGTTCAGGCCAACGGCGCGTTCGATGGCCGAGACCTCGTTCTGCAGGTCGTTGACGCCCACCGCATACACGGTGTCGACATTGTCCGTTTTGTTGGTGAACGTCTTGACGCTGCCCGGATAGACGGCGGTCATGGCTACCCCTTAAACCCCGCCGCTGGCGGACATGATGAGCGTGCCGTACTCGGGGATCTCCCAGTCGCGGCACAGGATGTCGGCGACACCGGTCAGCGGCATGTCGTAGCGCGCCATGATCGGGATCTGCACGTAGTCGACTCCGGCGACCTCCTGCATCACCTCGTACATGCGGCTGAGCGAGACACGTCCGCCGAATGTCGTCTGCGAGGTGGCGAACGCGTTCTGCCACGCCGCCTGCACGGCCGCCTGCACGTTGGCGCGCCGGTAGCGCGGCTTGACCCCGAGAATGACCGGCGACGTCGAGGATCCCAGGTTGATGTAGACCTGGGTGCCGTTGAAGCACGTTACCGTCGCCCCGGACAGCGCCAGCGGCTGCACGTACGCCACCACCGAGTCGAGCTGCGCCTGGCTCAACGTGTTGTTGTTCGGGCCGATGACGTAGATGGCGATGGAGGCGTTGGAGGTGCCCACCGCCTTGGCGTCGGCCACGCCGGGCACGGTGAGCGCCAGGTTCGCGAAGTCGGCCAGGGCGACCGCGCGGCCCTGCGCGGAGAACTGGCGCGGGGCGTTCGCGCGGATGGAGTCGAGGGATTCCTGGTCTGCTCCGCCCGACATCTGGGTGGACCCGTTGATGGGTTCGATCTGCACGCCGGGGACGGCGGTGGCCAGGTCTACGATGGCGCCCGCAGGCTGGTTTCCGTAACTGCCGCCGCCGGTACGGTAGTTGGCTGTGATGAGCATGTTGGTCGGCGGGATCGCACCGTTGACGCCGTCGCCGAACGTCACATGCGTGACACCGGTGTCGTCGGTGGAGGCGGTGAAAATCTGGGCCGTGGCTGGCTGCAGCAGGAAATCCGGCTGCGCGATCCACTCGGTGCCGCCGCTCCCGTCATCGATGATCACGCGGACCGTGGACAGCAGCACCGGCGATTGCGCCAGCGCCAGCATCTGCGTCGCGGTTCCATCCGAGACGCCCAGGTCCTCCACCAGGACCGGCAGTCCGGTCGCGTACAGCGTCACCGCCCGCGAGCCCTGTGTGCGCCCCTCCAGGACCGACGCCGGCACCGAGATGTCCGAGCCGGTCCACGCGGGCACCGTCACCGCGACCGTCGTCTCGAACACCACCGGCGCGTCGAGCGCCGGCTGGAACGCCGTCACCACCTGCGTCCCGGCCGGGAGCACGAACGGAGAAGTGAGCGCCACGGTGGGAGCGAACGACACCACCCCGCCGGCCGGTGTCGCGGGATAGGGGGTGTACCCGAGCTGCTGGGCTATGGCCGTCACGCTGGAGCGCTGGGTAGCGGTCGCCAGAAACCCCTCGTCTATGATTCGGTCCTGGTAAAAGGAGATGATGTCCCCGAAATAGGCGAACAGCTCCACCAGCATCACGCCGAAATCCGACGGGGACCGCGACGTCCAGGTCGGCAGCACCTGCGTGGCGTAGTCCAGCAGCGATTCCCGGTAGCCCACATAGTCGCGCGACGTGTAGTCAATCGCGGCGACAAGCCCTGGATCGGCGGCCATGCGGGCACCCTTTCGATTCCCCAGCCGAACCGAATAAGTGACGAGTGCTGGCCTATTTACCTGCGAGTCTACGAACCGCGCGCAATTACACGGTAATCACACCCCCAGCGGGCTCACCGTTCCTCCAGCGGAAATCCCCACCACCCGCGTGGTCCCCGACTCCGCACCCGGAGTATCCGACCGCGCCACCTGCACGTCGATGTTCACCAGCCCCAGGGAGTCGTTGGTGGAACTGGTGATGCCCGTGATCACCGCACTGGGCTCCCACGTCGCGGTGGCGTCCTTGACCGCGAGCTGCAGCTGCACGTTGGCGATGTCCGGTGGCATGAACAGGGATGCGGCGCTGTTGACGCCGTAGGTGGTGCGCATGACGCGCTCACCGGGCACCGTGGCCACCAGCGCCTGCACCCGGTCCAGCAGCTGCAGCCCGCCGTCCGTGGTGGTCGACAGGGAGCCGCCCGGGTCGATCGCGAAGGGAAGGCGCACGGTGACGGAATCCGACACCGCCTGCACGGGAGTGGACATGTCGTCTCCTTACACCAGGGGGAATTTTCCGTAGAGATGGAAACAGTCGTTCTGCGCGGCCGTCACGATGACTAGCTCCAGCGTCCCGGCCGTCAAAATCCCGAAGATCACCGTCGCCTTGAACGCGAACGCGCTGGTCACATGCACACCGGTGACGCGCCACCGCCGAGCTGGGCGAAAGGCCACCGGCAGGGCGGTGGTGATCGGGTAGGTGCCGGCCGCGGCGCCGGATGACAGTGTCAGGCGCATGGTGCACGCGATCTCCACGCTCCCGGTGCCGTCCAGGCGGTACTGCAGCGGCGCGAACGTCCCCCCGACGTCGCCGCCCGCCCAGTTCGTGGCATACCCCGGCGTCGACCAGGGCCCCGGTGCCGGGGTGGCGCCCACGATGGGGGCCGTGATCTGCACGTCACCCTGGATCCCGTTGACGGACGACACCAGGGGGCGGGAGGGCCAGTACACGGGGTAGTTCTGGTCGCTGCCCGCATACGTCATCTCCACCTGGTCGCCGGCCTGAGGGAGTCCTGGCACCACGGGCGCCGCCCACCCGGTCACCGCTTCCCCGTGCACCTGCGGCACGTACAGCCTGACCCGGCCCGCGCCCGTGGGGTCGTTGGCGTCGACCACGACCGCGCTATAGGTCCCACTGAAGGTGTCCATCACGCCGCCTTCAAATACTGCGAGCGCCAGCGCCCGGCCACCAGCGTGGTCGGTGGCATCGTCGGTACCGCCTGCTGCACCGGAAGGGCCAGCGAACGCGCGTCGTCACGCCCCAGCACCAACGTGCAGGTGTATTCGGTTTTCGCGGCCGAGGCGTGGTTGATCGCCAGCGTGTGCGTGGCCGCACGCACCATCCACAGCCCCGTGTTCTCGCTGCCCACCCCCGACCCCTCGATGTCGATCAAGGACCCGGGCTTGAGGCGCGAGTCTCCATTGGTCACCGCCCGCGCCTCCACCCACAGATACGGGGTGTCCCCGTCCAGCAGCGTCGCCGCTTCCGTGTAGGACCCGGCCGGATGCCCGGAATACTGCTGAGTGACCAGCGGGGCCACCGCGTTGCCCTGCACGCCGGTGCGCGTCTGGGTGAACACCGCCTGCGAACGCACCCCGCTGACCGCGTTGAGCGCGGACGTCTGGAACTGCGCACGAATCCCACCGGCCGGGTCGGTGTCACCCACGATCGAGGTGAACTCCCGCAGCGAATTCACGACGCCGGGCGTCTTGTCCTGCCGCATCACCGGCACCGAACCATCCCTGGCGGGCATCACCGTCCTACGGTTCACGAACCACAACACCGTGCCGTCCAGGAACAGGCGGTACCCCACCCGCGATGTCAGGTCCGCCAGGAAGCCCCAGTCCGACTGGGTCTGCATCCGCGAGGTGTACCGCACCGTGGAAACGTCCACCTGCGGCTGAAAATTGTGCGAAGTCGCGATCGACGTCGCCAGGTACGAGGGCGACACGTCGGACCACGACCGGTTCACCCGCGACTGCATCGGCATACTCGCCCCCACCAGCGTGTACACCACCGGCACCACCACCGCGTACCCGAACCGGTCATCGCGCTCGGAGGCCTGCACCCGCGACGAGGCCACGTACCCGTAGAAGTCACCGTTGTCGTCCGACCACCACCCGTACTGCAGGTGCACGGGGCTTCCCTCCGCCCACACCGCAGTGCCCGCCGGAGAGACCTGCTCCTGCGAGGGGATGGAGGTATTGAGCACGTGCGCCACCGTCAGCTCCACCACCTGGTGGGACTGCTCGGCCAGCCAGCACGTCATATCCCGCACCCAGTAGGTCGAGGGCAGGTCGGGAAGCACGACGTTCACATGCGGGGAATAGACATTACGCCAGGCCACGGGGCACCATCACCGCCGTCCCAGCCGCCGGCGCCGTCCAATCCAGCACCGACGGATTCGCCCGCGCCAGCACCCACCACGCATCCTCCGCCCGGTAGTGCGCCGCCCCCAGCAGGTCCACCCGCGACCGCCCTGTCCACAGCGTGTCCCGCACCCGCAACGACACCGCCGACGGCGTCTGGTGCACGATCGCCAGCTGCGCTGACCCGTCGCGGCCGGCGAACAGCGCGGTCTGGTTGGTCTGGTAGCGCGAGGTGCGCGAAATAGCCACGGAAAATCCCCTCACTGCCAGCCGGCGGACGACATGAGCTGCATGGTGAGGTTGACACCGCACCGAAAGGGAATCATCCGCTGATTGAAATGCGTGAAGCTAATAGACATCGACGTGACATACCCGAAATACCGCATCAGCGAGATGTCCGGCATCATCATCGCCGGCGTCGTGGACTGTTGGGTCTGCCCGTAGTTGCCGCCCAGGATCAGCGGGAAAACCGCCCAGATCGGCAGCATCTGCATCGTTCCGTACACCGAATTGGACGAGATCGTTCCCTTCGCCCCCTTGCCCGCCACCGACACCAGTGCGTTGGCCTGGTCCGCGGCGCTCAGCGGCATCGTGATCCCGGTCAATCCCTTCAACACGTGCATGTCCACCAGGACCCCGAGGTCGTGAGCGAACCCGCTCTTCCCGTAATTCACCTCGTAGGTCCGGTCGAAAAGCAGCGAGAAATTCAGTGTGCCGCCCGTGCCCACGATCGCGGTGCCGGTATCCGCCGAGGAGCGCAGGAACGCCGGCGTCACACCGTTGTTGGTGTCCAGCGAGTACGACTCGTCAATCTCCGAAGGGTTGTAGAGGAACAGCAGGGTGTAGAAAGCAGTCGCCGTGGTCGACGCCGACGGAACATCGGTACCACCACCGATCGGAATGCTCGCCATGGTGATGCCGGGGGAGGCCGTCTGCATGTAGCCCTTGGTCAGATTCCCGTGCGGCAGCGTCGGGTCCTTCACCACCGCCGTGGGCGGAAACGCGGTGATCCGCGAATCGAACGCCGGATTGATCGTCGGGCCCAAGGCCTTCGGAGTCGTAGAGGCAGCCATCACCAGCCACCCATCAACGTCTTGATCCGGTCGTCAGCGGCAACGAAATCAACGAACGACTTCGCCGCGGTCTTCGCACCGTCCGAAGTGGCCGACGGCATCTGCACCACCACCGCACCCGCGCTGAAATTGATCGACACTGCACCACCGGCCCCGCCGCGCACACCCTGCGCCGCAGAACGCCGCGCGTCACGGGCCTGGTTGGCGTTGAGCACCATCTCGCCGCCATGCAGGTGCGCCAGCTGGTCGCCCACCACCTCGCTGATCCCCGAGGAATACCAGTTGTTGGACTGCTCATGGGCCCACGCACCAGCCGGGTCGCCATAGCGACCCCTGATGTAGTTCAGACCCCACGAAATCTGCGACTTGGCATCGCCCAGGTTGAACGGGTGACCATGCCCGAGCGCCTGCGGAATCCCATAGGCTCCCGATCCCTTGTTCACCGAATTGGCGTCCCAGGTCGACTCCTGATTCCACAGTTTGAAAAGGTCAACGAACTGCGTGCCCGTCCACCCGGCCGCTGCCGCCATCTGCTGACCCAGCGCCACGTTCGCCTTCTCCGCCGCGGTGTAACCGCCCGTGTTGACGCCGCTGGGCAGCGAACCGCCGCCGGTCGCACTGGCACCGGCCGTAGCACCCTGCGTCGGCGCCGTGTCCGCACCCGACCCCGACCCCGAGGGCCCCCCCGAGGAGCCCCCGGAGAACCCACCGCCGTTCAGCACCGCCTCCAGCGCCGCGACCTCCGAACCACCCAACGCAGCAGCGCCAGCCGAACCTGACCCGATGCCCCCCTGCGTCGCCGACGCAGCGCCCGGCGTACCGCCGCCCAGGGTCGACGTCACCGAACCGATGCCACCGGCAACCCGCTTGGCGAATTTCCAGTTCGGGTCCTGACTGATTTTCTCGAACTTCACGACATCGCCGGTGTGCGGCGCCTCCAGCACCGTGTCAGCGCCGGTCACCAATCCGACATGCGAAGCCGTTCCCGGAGTCCCGTAGAAGACCAGGTCACCTGGACGCGCTTCCGACACCGGCACCGTGACGCCGGGCGTACCCGACCCCGACTGCGCCTGCGACGTGCGCGGCAGCGAAATACCACCCGCCCGCCACGCTCCCTGCGTGAACGAGGAGCAGTCCCACACATGCGGACCCTCCCCGCCATATACGTAAGGATCGCCCAGGTGCTTCTCACCCCATGCCAGCGCAGCAGAGAAATTACCGGTAGGAGCACCACCTCCAGCACCAGAAGCCACAGCATTCTGAGAACCCCCTGCCGCACTAGAAGCGTTGCCGCCGAGGCCGCTGGGCGACTTCGCCGTGACCTTGGCCGGCGTCTTCGGACTCGGAGTGGGCCTGCCAACGCCGCGCTGGTAGGGAAGAGATGCCGACTTCGGCGCACCCGGGTCACCGCCCATGCCCGTCTCATAGCCCAGCAGGCCGCCGATGCCGCCCGTCTGGTACGCCCCGATAACGCCGGTGAACGGTGCCAGCACCTTTTGCAGCAGCGTATTGATATCCGCCAGCGTGTTGGCCGACGCCTTCGCCGCATCCAAATATGTCGCGCTGGACGCCAGGTAACCGTTGGCCTGCTTCCCCTGCAAAACATTCTGCGCCTCGGAAAGCGTCGACCCAATGGGAAGCTGATACTTCTCCATCGTCGCGTACGCGCTCCTACCGGCCTTACTGGTGGGGTCGGCCGAGAACGTATTCAGGGTCTTCTGCGCCTGCTCCAGCGTCATCCCCGGCAGGCCCTTCACCGTCGGCGACGTCAGCTTGTTCTCTGCCTTCAGCTGATTGATGATCGCCTGCTGCTCCTGGCCGCTGAGCCCGATCTGATTCCCATAGGCCGCGACAGAAGACGCCAGCGTGCCGCCCGTCGTGATCTCAGCGGCGAACGACTTCTGCGACAGGTTCTGGAAACCGCCGATATTCGCGTTCACGCGGTTGGCGAGAGAATTCATCGTCGCCATACCGGAGTCCTGCGTACCACCGAACCCTCGCGCCGGAGTCAGCCCCATCATCTGCGCCGCGTAATATGCGTTGGTCGTGGAGAACTTCCCCTGCATCGTCGCAGCAGCCTGCGTACCCATCCCCGGGTTCAGCATCGCCATGGTGGAGGCCGCGTTCAGCAGCCCCGGCTGACTCGCCTGGTACGCCTGCTGATTAATGGTCAGCGACGCCCCGAACATATCCGAGGCGCTATTGCTCCAGAACTGACCGCCGCCCCGCTGCGCCATGTACCCGTAGGACCGCGCCAGCGTGCCGCCGGTCTGACCCTGGGTCTGGTTGGACAGCATCATCTGCCGCGAGTACGCGTCCAGCGCGGTCGCGTACGTCTTCTCCCCGCCGCCCCACCCGGACACCACCGAGCCAACGGCCTCTACGCCGGCACGGGCGACGCGACCACCCAGGTACGCGGCCCGCTGACCCATCGTCGCTTCGCCCTGGGGGCCGCGCCCGAACAGCGTGGAAGAGAATCCCGACGCCGCCGAACGCGCTCCCTGGGCCAGGGTGCTCTGCGCCGCGACCTGCGCCCGCAGCCGCGCCGGCGCACCCAGCTGGTTGGCCACCGACGGCGAGGAACCGAACGTCCCGGTGCCCGAACTACCCACCGTGGATCCACGACCCTCGGCGGCAGCCTGGAGACCCTGCGGGGCGCGGGTGCGCGTCAGCTGGGCACGCAGCTCGGTCACCGCGGTCCGGAACTCGTCCACGCCATGCTGGAACGCCGTAGTGCCCAGCACCGTGCCGTTGGCGATGGACCCGGCCGGACTCGACGCAGCCGGCTCCGGCTCCGGGGTCACCCCCCCGGACGGGCTCGCGGTCACAGCCGCGCCCGATTCTGCACGGAGTGGTCGATCTTAGGAGCCTCCGCCGACTTCTTGAGCCCGTGCCCGATCAGCTTCACCAGGTGGCCGCTTACCTTGGACAGGCGCCCGCGCATCTCCTTCTCGTGCACCGCGCGCGTCCGAGCCACCTTGTCCGCAGCGCTGGCATGCTCGCGCGCCGCCTTGGTGTGCTCGCGCTCCAGCGTCTTCACCTGCTGGTGGATGCCCCGCAGCGCCTTCACGTGCCCGGCCGCGACCTTGGTCTCCTTGCCCATCTGCCGCACGGTCTTGGCATCATGGCTCGTGGCGATCTTCGCCCGCTTGGTCACGTCTTCATGCCGCTGCGCTTCCTTGTTGCGCACTGCCGTGACGTTGTCGGCCGCGCGCTCCTTGTGCCCCCGCTCCTTCGTCCGCGCATCGCGCAGCGTGGCCGCCACCACGGGGCCGGCCACCGCCGAGGCATGCACGGCCCGCCCCGTCTTTTTGTAATCCTTGTGGAGCCTCTTGAGGTCAGACTTGGCCCCCTTGTGCTCGTCGGACGCCTTGCCGTGTTCCTTTTTCGCGGCCTTGATGACGTCGTGCTGCTGCTCGATTTCGACTCGCTTGGCACGGTGCGCGGACAGGTTCTTTCCATGCACATTCTGTGCGTGCCGCGCTTCGTTCTCCGCGACCTTGCGTGCCTTCGTGGCATCGACAATCCGATGGTCCGACTTGGGCGCCGCCTGCGCCTGCTTAACCGCCGTGCTGGCGTTCTTCTTGGACTCGGCGACGGCCCCGCTGGCACGCTCACGGGTGTCCGCATGCGTGTCTCGCGCCGCGGCCTGGCGCTTCTGCTGGTGGGCATAATTCTCCCGCGCGACCTCCAGCATGTGCGAGGTCTCACCCGATTCCAGGTGCTCCCCCCCGCCATGCAGGAAGTGCGGAGTGAGGTGGTTCTCGCTGCTCATGTCAGGCTCGCTGCGTTCGAGGGCGCGCTACCGCCCGCAGGAGGCCCCGTACGACCCTTCTTGCCCCCGCCCCCGCCACCGCTGAACTGCATCGGATTGAGGCTCTTCGCGGCCGTGCCGCTCTCGCCGCCGGCAGCGGCACCAGCTCCGCCTTCGGCTGCTGCGCCGCCTGCTGACGCCGCGCCTTCGACGGCGCTGCCAGCCAGGACCTCGGCACCGACTTCGGCGCCTACTTCTGCTGCGACGGGGAGGAGGAACGCCATGGTGCACCGCCTTATTGCTTGTTACTGGAATTCTATGGACGGCGCTTTTATCGCTGGAACTCCCAGAGCGCTCTTTTGATCCAGTGGCGGCGCTCGCGAATGGAGAGCGCCTTGATGGTGTCCAGGGGCCATCCGCCGTGGTGGCGACTCAGGATCTCGAAATCAGCGAACGCGGATTGGTAATTGGACTCAACGAAACAGCATGGCCAGGGTCAGTGGCAGCGCTACCTCCTGATCGCACACCTCATGGACGAACTTGCAATCGTTGAAGCGCGGGCCGGGCTGCGTGTCGATGAGGAAATTCATCAGGGTGAACCGGTCGCCCATGGGCAACGTCTTCGGTAGTTCCGCGCTGGCCTTGGAGGTGCTGCCGTCGGCGTGCTCGACCCGCAGGATGCAGCGGCCGAGCATGAGGGAGTTCTGCACGGCGTCGAGCGTGGTGTTCAGCGACCGGATCGCCATCTGGTCCGCGCCGTTTGGCAGCCGCACGTAGCCCGTCGCGCCGTGGCGCAGCGGTACAGCGAACTCGGTCTGCTCCGGGTCCTCCAGGTGGCGCACGGGCACCTCGTCCAGGGCGAATTGGACATCGCTGCGTTCCCCGCAGTGCGGGCAGGGGAGGTTTTCGAAGTCCACCGTCTCGCCGAAGGTGACGCGGCGGATACCGAGGATCAGGGCCTCGCGGTCGCCGATGAGCAGCTGGTCGGCGACCGTCTTGGACATGGACTGTGTGCCCACGGTGCGGGTGCCCCTGATGACCAGGGTTTCCAGGAGCTTGGCGGAGTCCGCGCCGCAGCGGGCCAGGGCCTCTTCGTCCAGGCCGGACAGCTCGCGGACCTCGGCGTCGCGGTGGAACTCGCCGTTGATCTGCAGCCCCTGTTCCAGTTGCAGGTGGGTGTCAGGCGCCGGCTTGATGACGGGCATGTCGGTGCCGCGGTCGGAGGTGAGGAGGGCGGCCGTCGCGGCGACCGCCTCCTCCGGGTTCTCCAGCGCGCTGATCGCCGTGCCGACGAAGTTGTCGAAATCGGGGAGAGGGGGCATGGCCATATCTGAGTCCTAGTGCGTTTCGGTTACGCCAGGAACGGCGCGACGGTGCCAGCGGGGCCGTAGGTCTTGGCGACCTTGAAGTCCCATCCTTCGTGTGCGAACGTAATCTGCTGCAGCTCGACGCCGTTTGCCCCGCTGTCGAGGTCGCCAAAGGCAACGCTGGTGGGCCAAGCGTTGTACACCCGCCACGCCGCCTTATAGGTGACGGTGGGGCTGGTGACCGGGTGGTCGAGCAGGAAGATGTCGATGTTCGCGCGGAAGTCGGTCGCACCGGTCTGAGACCCGGTTCCCTGCAGCACCGCGAAGAGCTGCTGCGTCCAGCTGTAGAGGTCCGCGTCGCCGCAGATGAGTCCGCGAGACAGAGTGAGCGGTGCGAAATCGCTCTGACCAGGCATTTTCTGGGTTGTCGTGTTCATGCCTCCCTGTCGGTACACGATCACGTCCGTGGTGATCGACAGGCCGGAGACGGACATGAAGCCCATCTGCGGGTTCCGCGTCGAGGAGTCAAGCCCCGCGTGGTGCAGCAGCACCTGGAACTTGAAGTTGCGCAGAGGATCCGATTGGATGTGTGCGAACGACAGGTGCTGGCTGGTCTGGGTGGTGGAAGTTGCCACGATGATTCACCTCGCTTTCTTACACGCCGCTGACGGAGGTCGAGACCCCGCCCTGGTACTGGGAGATCTGGAGGACGACGTATTCGGCGGGGTTCTGCAGCGCGACACCGACCGTGATGTGGATTTCGCCGTTGCCCACCGTCTGAGGGGTGTTGTTGGTGCTGTCGCACACGACGAAATAGGCGCTGTCGGCCGTGGTCCCGGCCAGCTGTCCGGACATGAGCGCGGCGTTCAGCAGCGCCTGCACAACGCTGCTGACGGTCTGCCACAGCAGCGGCCCGTTGGGCGCGAACACCGCGAACCGGGTCGCCTGCGAGAGCAGGTTCTCCAGGTAGGTCAACATTCGCCGGATCGGGATGTACCGGTCGGGCATGCCGGGCTTGAGGGTACGAACGCCCATGGGGCAGTAGCCGGCCTGCGGCACCGGCCTGATGACGTTCATCCCGGCGGTGTTGAGGGTGTCCAGCTGGTCCGAGGTGAACAGGTGCTCCACGCCGACCGCGCCGACCAACGGATAGTTGACGCCCGCGGGTGCCTGGTTGGGCCCGACCCGGCTGTCCGCCTGCGCGAACAGGCCCATCATGGCGCCGCCCGGAGGCAGGATCTTGGTCGCGGTGACCGACGTGCCGGCCGGGTCCGAGACCTGGATCCACGGCCCGTACATCGCCGCATAGGAGGTGACGGGGGAGTAGGAGCCGGTGACCGTGGCGGCCGGGAGCAGCGCCGTGTACGCGGTGGTCGCAGCCGCCGAGTCGGAGGGGTAGGGGGTGGCGGGGGCGTCCAGGACCAGGAAGCCGGCGCCTCGCGCGACGATCCATGCGAGGGCGGCGGAGATGACGGACTGGGCGGGGATGGACCCGGAGGCCGAGAACTGGCCGCAGAGGTTGAGCAGCAGGACGTCCTCGATGGCGGCGAACCCGTTGGTCAGGCTGGTGGCGAGGTTGACGGCCGCAACGCCGTCGCTGCCTGCGGTGAGCGGGGTGCCGTTGCCGAGCACGGGGAACCAGCTCGCGTCCGGGGTGTTGCCAGTGCCCGGGGAGGTGGAGCCCGGGGGGAGCATGTTGGTGAGGGTGATGTAGGCCGAGCCACCGACCGAGGAATTGATCATGGCGATGGCGTAGCGGGGATCGGTCGGGTTGAGGCTGACGTCCTGCCAGCTCTCCACTAGGGCGCCCGAGGCGTCGCTCCCCACCTTGACGAACAGGTGGAAGCGGCCGGTGGTCCAGGACTGCACCAGGTCGATGTAGAGCAGGTTGCCGAAGGCACCCAGGCCCTTGGCGCGGATCGTCAGCGCGGGGACCGGAGTGTAGGCGGCCAGGGTGCTGAAGGTCCCCGGGGTGGTCATGCCGGGGCCGGCGACGGTGCCCTTGTAGGGGGTGACGTTGACGGTGTAGGCGGTGCCCGGGGTGAGTCCGGTGAAGACGACGCCGTTGGCGCCGGTGACGAACGGCACCCACACGGTCTGAGAGACCGGGCTGGAGCCGGGAGGGGTGAGGACGACCTTGAACGCGTCGACGGTGCCGCTGCTGCCGGTCGCGGTGAACGTGACACCGATCGCGGTCTGCTCCGGGTTGATGATCGGCGAGGTGACCGAGGTCAGTGCCAGGACGGTGACCGGGAGCGTGGGCGCGCTGCCGGAGCCGGTGGGGGCGGAGCCGGGCGGGGTGGGCGTCTGGGTGCTGGCCGCGTTGGTGGGGACGTTGTTGACCGTCAGCGAGGCCGCTACGGCGTCGGAGGCGACCGCGCGCAGGATGTAGGCCTGGTCCCCGCCGTTCGCGAAATACTGGTACACCTGGTAAGGCAGGACGTCGTTTCCGGTGCCGAATCCGCCGTAGAGGGAGACGAACTGCGCCCAGGACGAGACGAGCTTCGCGATGGTCGGGCCGGAATTGTGGGTGCCGACGAATGCACCGATTGCGGTGCCCGGCGCTACGGCTGCGGTGGGGAGCGGAAGGAGCGTTTCCGAGATGTAGATCCCGGGACGCTTGTACGGGTATGTGGGCGTGGACATATCAGCTCCCAGCTATTTCGAGAGAGACAATCTGCGCGGTGGACTTCCGTCCGGAGGGCGCGTTGTCAGTGCAGACGACCGTGAGCGTCGGCGTGGGAGTGGGTGTGGCCACGGTGGGGGTTCCGAAAACTGCCCCATTCGCGGAGAGCTGGAGCCCCGCCGGAAGATTTCCGTACTGAATGGACCAGGTATAGGGTGGCTCGCCGCCGGACGCGGCCAGGCCGTGCTTGTAGGTAATCCCGGCGGTGCCTGCGGGCAGCGCCCTGGTGGTGACCAGCAATGGCTGCGCGGTGACCGCGGTGACGGGGTCCAGCGGGTCGATGAAGCCGGCCTGCAGCTGCGGCAGGTCGACCATCTGCAGCAGGATGCGCTGCGCCGGGGTGAGGGTTTCGATGGCGTAGAGGAAGATCTCCGAGGAGACGCGGATCGTCCACGAGGCCGTGAACAGGCGTTTTCCCAGGTCGTCCTTGGCTTCGGTGTACTCGGGGCCACCCAGCAGGTCCAGGCGGCGGGTGGTGCCGTCCTGCGGGATCGCCAGGTAGCCGTACCGGTCCGCCAGGAAGTCGAACTGCATGAGCCTGCCGGTCAGCTCGATCATGTGCGTCTGCTTGCGGGTGAACACGTCGATCCGGTAGTCGATATTCAGCGGGATAGGCATCTGCGAGGAATACGGAGACCCGTTGGGGTCCGTCATGTCGCCCCACGGCGCGTATCCCTCGGGGGCGTATCCGACCGTTACGTACCCGCGCGATTCCCGCGCCGCGTCCTTGGAGATCGACGTGTGCGAGATCATGATCAGCGGGAACTGAGAATCCGACAGCTCGTACTCGGGGTTTTTGAACCGGACGATAACCGGGCGCCCCGTGGTACCGGCAGTGGCGTCGTGCACAAAAAGGCCCTGAAGCTTGAGCTTCAGCGCCTGATCCTCGTTTTCAAGGAAAGGCACGGCGGTACTCCGGTATAGGCAGATGTTGATCGCCACACCAGAGTGCCGCCGTGCGATTTAGCCGGGGTAATTGATCACACGCTGAACCAGTTGCCCGCCGAGGGAATTCCCTTCGCCGTTCCCCACTGCGTGGTAATCACGACCGACGCCCCGCCATTGATGGTCTGGCCGCCGGGGGCCACGACCGTGACCGTGTTCACCGAGGAGTCGACCTTCTGCACGCGCCAGGTGTTCGGGGTGAACCGCGCGTCGATGGTCGTGATGGTGACGTTGCCCGCCGTCGCGTTCACCAGGACCACCTCGTCGGTGACCAACATGGTGTAGTTCGCCGACTTGGCGATCACCGGGTAGGACCGCTGCCCGTCGATGATCTTCAGCCCGGTCGGGTGCGCCACGGTCACGCTGGCCTGGGTGTAGAGCCCCGTCAGCTTGATCGTTCCCAGCGCCGCCGCCAGGCCCGTGCCCGAGGTGCTGTCCACGAACGTGGGCGCCGAGCTTTCCGTGTCCAGTTGATCGATGTCGATGAACGGCCCGATGCCGTCCGAGCCCACACCGACCAGGTACACCTCATTGGTGCAGGACTCGATCGACAGCTGCAGCGCCTTGATCGCGTGCGTCGCGCCAACGCTGCTGTAGTACAGGCCCACCGGGCAGTACCCGGACCAGCAGTACAGCAGTCGCGCCGTGTCGGTCAGCGTGTGCTCCGTGGCGAAGTACGCCCACGTGTACCCGCCATGGCAGGTGATGTTCTTCACCACGGAGTTGTCGTTGTTGCCGTTCGCCGGCATCAGCCCACCGATGCTCAGACCGTTGGCGAACTGGTTCACCGACGCGTAGTCACCCGCAGGGACGTTGCCCGCGGTGCCATACGCGAAATTCTCCAGGTGCCCGTTCGCCAGGCCGCTGAAGTCCCAGGCCCCGTAGCTGAGCCCGTACAGCGAGTACGAGTTCAGGATCGACATGTCCTTGATGGTGACGATCATGTTGCTGTAGATCCCGGGGGAGATCCCGTAGCCCTGCGGCTGCGTGGGCCCACCGATGACGGACGGGTTGCCGAACGCGGAGATATCGGTGTTCTGCGCGCTCACACTGGCGTACACGCCGAACGCCACCAGCGTGGAGCCCGCGTACTGCGGAACCGTCTGCAGCCAGTGCTGCACACCGCTGCCGTTACCAATGCCCTGGAAAGTCAGCTGAACCTTCGCCCCCGTGGTGGGGACCAGCGGCAGCGGGATCACCGCGTTGCCCAGGGTGCCGCCGCCGTGCACCAGGCCGCCGGCCAGGACGTAGAACTGCTTGGTCGGCGCCGGGGTGAAGACGGTGGCCGCGCCGCCGTTGGCCAGCGCGTAGGCGACCGCGTTGTTGGTGGCGGTCCTGAACGCCACGGTGTCGTCGGTGCCCCACATGACGGTCGCGGCGGTGATGTCGCCGCCGGAGGCATTGGTGGCGCTGAGAGTGATCTGCGAGTTCGATTGCTTGCTCGCGACCGTGGTGACCAGCGTGGTGACGCCGAGGATTCCGGCCTTCTTGACCTGCACCGGCATCCCGGGGATCGCGTTCGCGAACCTCGCACTGGCGGAGGTGAGCACCGCCGAACCGGACGTCATGGCACCGTCGATCACGACCTGCCCGTCACCGACCGCCCCGGCCACCGCGACATTGAAGATCCACGGACCGGTGCCCATGGTGTGCGTCCACGCCGCCGACGTCGAACCGGTCGCCGCCAGCGCGGTACCGACCGCCGGAGTACCAGAAATCGCGGCGCCGGCCAGCTTCGCGACACCCGGGTTGGGATAGGTACCGCTGAGGTCGCCGCCAGCGGCGCCAGAGGGGGCGCCGGAGGCCGGGGTCGACCAGGCCGCGGCCGAGGAGGAGGACGCGATGGGCACCATGCCCGAACTGGGCGTCCCCGTGATCGCAATGCCATTGACCTTCGCAACGCCGGGGTTCGGGTAGGTTCCGCTGAGATCCCCTCCTGCAGCGCCCGTGGGAGCGCCGCCGGTGGCCGGTGTCTGCCACGTCGCGGTGGTGCCCGACGTCGCGGTCAGCACCTGCCCGCTGGCGGGAGTAGCAGGGACGGAGGTGCCGTTGACCTTCGCCACGGTGGGCGCCGGGTAGGTACCGGACAGGTCACCGGTGGCGGAGCCCGTGGGAGAGCCGGACGGCGTGGTCCAGGCCGCCGCCACGCCGCTGGACGCGGTGGGCACCTGCCCGGCCGTAGGGGTACCGGAGAGGGTGACGCCCGCGACTTTCACCACGCTGGGGTTCGGGTAGGTGCCCCCGAGGTCACCACCGGCGCTCCCGGACGGCGCACCGCCTGCGGGGGTGGCCCACGCGGCGGCCGAACTGCCGGACGCGGTGAGTACTTGCCCGGTGGTCGGGGTGCCCGAGACGCCGATCCCGGCGACCTTCGCGACCGAGGGGTTGGGATAGGTGCCGGACAGGTCGCCGCCGGCCGGGCCGCTGGGAGCGCCCACGGGCAGGTAGCTGCCGGAGTACGGGGCGCGCGGAGCCAGCTGCGCGATGTCGACGGTGGACGGGGACTGCGGCAGGAAGATGGAGTACTGGCGCACCGGCGAGACGATCGGGGAAAGACCCGAGGTGGCGGAGACCTGCGAGTAGATGCGCTCGGTGACCTGGTACGTCCACCCCGTGGGCGACATCCCGGAGTTGTCGGTGGATATCAGCGCGACCGAGAACTGTCCGTTGAGGTCGAGCGTCACCGTCGCAGGAAGCGCGGAAATCGCGTGGGATCCCGTGAACGTGAGCACCATCGGTGGCTGGAATGTCAGCGTCCCCGCGAGGGCATTACCCTCCGGGTCGAGATAGGTGCCGGTGAGGATCGTAGTGGCGATTCCAGCAGGAAACACCGATGGAGTTGGCATAGACGTCTCCTAGAAGGAACCGCGCGTTACAGATCAGCCCCGCCTATTCCGACTTCGGGGCCTGCGGATTTCCTGCCGAATCACTTTCCGAGACGCTTGCGCCAGTGCCTGCCAGTAGCTGGTCACGCAGCCACACAAGGTTCTGGACGACTTCCTGCTTGAACTGCGCGGAACCCACCACAGGAAGCGGTGGTGGCTGCACCGGCTCCGGCGCCGACTTCTCCTCCACGGCATCGCTACTCGTATCCTTCGTCGTGGTAGATCGAGCCATGGGAGGGTCCTCTCGGCATTGTCTTCAGCGGTTCGCTGAACGTTTCGTCCGTAGACGCATTATTGAAGTTGATGTCGACCAGGTAGTCCTTGAACATCGGGTCGTTGACCAGCTCGTCATTCATGATCTGCGCTGCCGAGATCGTCACGATAATGTCGCGCCGGCGCATCTGGCCCGAGATATCCACGTGCTTCACGCCGAAGATGATTCCGTCGTACGTGATGCGATCGCGCTGATAAGCGCCGTGCTTGAGGTCCACCTCCGTCAGCCCGACCTTCATGAGCTGTTCGAAGGAGCACACCGCCATCAGCGAGTCCGTCACATAAAGGCCCGCATCCCGCGGCTCGGTGTCCGTGGCCTCGTTGTGCGAAACATGCAGCGCCGGAACCTGCCATGCGCCGTAGAACTGCTTTCCGATACCGGTGCCCTCGTCGTAGACGGGGTGCATCTGCGAGGCCACCTCATCGAAACGCCAGTACGTGAAGGAGTCACCCCACCCGCGCTGCCATCCCCGAAGGCCGCGGTGGATGAACGTCGTCTCCGTATTGACGTTCCACCGCCCCCGCTTCCAATCCAGACGCGACCGCATATCAGCCCCACAGCCCCGAGATAATCGGCGACGGAATCCCCGACTCGTCCTGGTACTCCTCGCCGTCGATGAACGGAAGCAGCCGCTGCGGGTATGAGGCGTCGTCGTATTCGCGATCCTTGAACACCGGCACCAGCCGATTCGTCGTCCGGGAAACGCGCCGCAGGGTGAAGTTCTCGATCCGCGACAGGCCGACATTCAGCTGCTCGGCGAGCTGGTTGTACCGACCGGTCAGCCCCGAGGAGGCGCTGCCGATCATCTCCATGAGCTGCCGGTAGCGCTGGGTGCGCGCCACAAAAGTGCCCTCGGACGTACTGATGTCGATATCCGTGGACGCGTCGATCGCCAGCGTCCACAAGACATTGATGGTCGCCAGATAACCCACCAGCGGCGTCTCCACCGGGGGCAGCGACGCCAGCGTGATCGGGGTGTAGTCGTACCGGATGAAACCGTGGGTGTCCCGGTAGCGCACCGAATTCTGGCGCCCGTAGGTGTGCTGGTTCATCGCGTCATCGACATAGGTTTTGAGGTCGTCGTCGGAGAACATCCCCTGCGACGTCCCCTCCACCCGAAGGCCCTGGCCCTCGTGCAGCGGCGAATACACCGGATTGACCAGCACAATGCGGCCCTCGGCGATGTCCAGGACGTAGTCAGTCCCCGGCGTCAGCAGGTATCCCATCGGAGGAGTTCCCTGCGTCACCGTGGCCGTCGCCCGCGCGACATTCGTCTCGGAGAGGTCGTAGGAGGAAAGCTCGTCGCCGCCGAGGAACGTGTCGATGAACGGCGACCCGAAGTCACCGATATCGGAGCGGATGCGTTTGATGACCGACGCGTAATCCGTCATGGCAATGCCTCTTACGTAAGACCCATCACCAGACCGCCCGCAGCGAGCTGCAGAGCCTGGTTCTGCACGGTGGTCAGACCACTGGCCAAATTCCAGGCCATCAGGCAAATGCCCGACGTCCCGGTCATCCGAGTCACCAGCGCCGCCGCGAGCACCGGCGCCGACAGACCGCTCGGGTCCGAGAAAGGCCCGAACTGCACCAGCAGCGAGTTCGCGATCGTCCGCGCGGACAGCGGGGCCGCCCACGGGACCGGCTGCCGGGCGTACCCGGTACCGGTGACCTCCAGGCCGCCCAGGGTGGACATCACCGTCGAGGCGTCCGTCACCGTCGCGTTGAGCAGCATCAGGTACGTCGCCGTCGGCAACGGGTCACCGGCCGCCGTCTTCGCAGCCCACTCGGTCGCCAGCGGCGTCGACTGACCCACCAGGTACCCGAGGTCCGTCAGCGCACCCTGCAGCGCGATGAAACTGCTCATGCGCCTTCACCGTCCTGCGCGGCGCGTTCGCTCTCCTCCGGTGGCTCACTGCCCTCGGCGAACAGCTCAGCGAACGTGTCCGCGTGGATCTGCGAGTGGTGCACCGCGATGCCCTCAGGGGTGTGCTGATGCCACCGCACGAGGGGGGAGGGGGTATCCACATAGCCGGTGCCCGGCGTCCCCACCTCGGGGACGTCGATCACCTGCACCATGCGCTGGCGCTCCTCGCCCTGGTGGACGTAGACCGCCTTGAGCATCCCCACGCCGGCCCCGTAGTCCGACAGGAGCTGGTACCACTGCCCGATCACGGGCATCTTCCCCGCGTCCTTCAGAGACTTTGCAGCCTTCGTCACGGCACTGCCCTTTCTTAGAGCCACTGCCAGACGTAACCGAGCTGATGCAGGTGCCGCGCGACATTCATCGGAACGCGGTAGACCTGGCCCTCCTGGAACTCGAAGACATTGCCCTGGCCGATGGTCACCTTCTCCAGGTCACAGGCGATGCGAATCGTCGCGAAATCCGGCTCGATCTGCACCGGAGCATCCGAGACATCGTCGTCCGACTCAGGCACGAAAATCGCCGCACCGGTCAGGTCGATCGGATTGTCAAGGTTCTCCGCCGCCTCCTGCGCGCGCATGGCGATAGAGCCCTGCCGGGCCGCCACCTCTTCGCGGTGCTGCTCGGCGAGAATGCGCTTCTGATTCCCGGTGTAGTCCTTGGGATTTGGCTTCGTTGCACGGGCCGCGGGCATCGGTTCTCCTAGTAGAGATGAGTGTGGTTGGGGCGCAGGTCCCGACACTGCCTGCGCCCCACGAATGCGGTACGGATTAGTTGGTCGCGCACTGAACGACGGCGTAGTCCGTGATGAGCCCGAGGCCCCAGATCGAATACCATGCCAACGCGTGCTCGCGACCGAAGTCGAGTACGCCGCCATCGCGAAGCTCGACCGGGAGGGAGATTGCGTGCCCGGCCGCGTTATCTCCGATTACCAGAGCACGGTAAATGCTGTTCACCGGTGCATTCGGGTTCGACGGGACCTGGGTGACAGCCGCGTTGGCGGGCACCGGGGAGGCTGCGGTACGCGCCGGCTGGCCGTTCCAGAGCTGGCTGTTGCCAGTCGGAATTCCGGTGCCGAGCTGAACGGTCGCAGGCGGAGTGGTGACGCCCTGGAAGACCTGGGTCGTTTCAATGAACACCACGTCGTTCAGGCGGCCGATCTCCCCAAGCATAAAGTTCCCCGGGGCCGCGTACTTCGTGACCTCGATAAACTCGGGGTCGTCGCGGAGGCGACGGCTCTGATGCGGGTGGACAAAAGCGACATATGTCTCACCGAGTCGCGGGACGTTCTTGGTCGCCAGGGTCTCCACGGCGTCCTTGACCAGGGCGGCAGTGAAGTAGAAGCCCCCGTTGGTGGTCATGGTCGCCTCGGAGTCAGCGAAGACCCCACGGTCGTACGGGGAGATCGGGGTACGTGCCAGGCCGGCGCCCCAGGTGGCCAGCTTGTCGTAGCCGTAGATGACCGACGGAGCGCCGAGCAGCACGTCACGGCACTGTCCGTCGAGGTAGGTTGCCATGTTCCTGCCAAGGAGCCTGGCTGCCGACGCCATGACGTCATCGAAGCTGGAGTTGAGAAGCAGCTCGGTGACGGCGACCGCGAATCCTTGTTCAGCGACCGTAATTGTGATCTGTTCGGCCGTGAGGGCATGGGTTTCCATGCGAACGCCCTCAACGAGCTGCTGCGCACCATCGAGGCTGCGGTACCGCATGAAGTTTACGGTCAAGCCGGGCGCGGTTCCGAGTTCGGTTTTCTTGACCATGAACTGCTCGAAGCGCAGGATTGGCATGGCCTGAAACAAGATTTCCTTGCTCCAGATCGTCTGAATGGCAGGCGTGAGCATCGTGGAGGACGATGCCGCGTATGCCGTCGGCGTGGGGGACAGAAGCGGTGTCCCAGTGATGCCACTTGCCATTTTGGTCGGGCCTTCCTATACGTACGTGGTGCAGCCGCTCAGTCGAAGAGCCCGCGATTGGTGGAATTCGCGCCCTTTCCCAGAAGCTGCGGCCGAAGCGCCGCGAACTGCTTCATGGGCATTGCCTTGAGCTGCTCAGGGGTGAGGGTCTGGGTGTTTCCCTCGTTGTCGAGGGGACCGGCGGAGGTAAAGCCGGTGGGGGCCGTCCCGCGCAGCTGCGAACGGGCCGCAGTCTGAGCGCCGGCGACGGACTGGAGAATCTCGTCCGTCTTCGCCTTCAGCAGCTCAACGGAGGCATCCACCTCTTCACGGGTGTCCCCGGAGATAAGGTCGACCAGCTGCGGCGCAATCGACTCGCGCTCCTGGTTCACGCGCTCCTGGATATAGGCGCGAAGCTGCGCGAATTCCGCCTCCTTGGCGAGAGCTGCCTCCCGAAGGACACGCTGCTCTTCCAGGGTCGCGAAGCGCTGCTCGAATTCCTGGGTCTTGGCCTGGAGGAGCTTGCGGGCGGACATCTCCGCCTCGGCCTTCGCCTTCTTGCGGTCGCCCCTTCCGGCGTCCTTGGCGGCCTTCGCCGCTTCCTTCGCCGCCTTGCGCTCGTCGCGTTCCCGCGAAATGCGCTGCAGCTCGGTCTCCACCGACGCCACGCGCTCGTCCGCCCTCGTCAGGCGGCCGTAGAGCTTGTCCTTCTCCTCCTGACGCGCCCGCTCCATATCGGCAGCGGTGAACGTCTTCGGAGGATTGGTCACCGTAATGGTGTCCACCGGGAGCGTGTTCGTAGTGGTAGTGAGGGTTACTTCAGGAAGAGGGACGGTCATCATTCACCCCTGTGTTAGTCCGAGTCTTTGTCCGGATTCCTCAGCTGGGCGAGTTTTGTGCCCTGCGCGAGAGTCGTGAGTTCGGAAATCATTGATTGGCCGCTTTGTCCGACCTCGACCCCAGGAAGACCTGGGAGAGGGCCGGGATCCGCGCCTTCCGGACTGTCGCCGGCGCTCGCAGGTGCTGGAGCCTCCACCCCTTCGGGAGGGAGCCCTGTAGCACGGAGAATGGCAGAAGCAATTTGCGCTTTAATAAAGTCAAGCGCTCCGTCTTCCTTCGCTTCGACAAGCTGCTCATCGAAAATCTCGGCCATTTTCTCGTCGGGAAAGTCGCACCCCAACTCTCGAAGAGCCCCACGCTTCGACTCCAGGCCGAGCGCGAGCTTCGCCTGAATCTCGTTCAACTTGATGAGCTGATCGATAGGAAGCGGCGGAGGCCAGTCGATATCCGTCTGGTAGACGCTCGGATCCGACGGGTCGAGAATCAGCGGCTGCTCGTCGCTGGTCTGGATCCCGTCGGTGTCCGGGTTGTACGCCAGCGTCTCGGGCTCGTAGAGGAAGAGGGTCCGCAGGATCAGCGAATTGATGACGCGCAGGCCGATGCTGTAGTTCGTCTGCTTCAGCGAATACCTTGACATCAATGGCATGTACATGATGGACAGGGCAACCCCACTCGTATTCGAGATCGGTTGCATCTGCCCGAGAGCCGTCTCCGGGACGCCCGTCAGCTCATGCATCGCCCGCTTGATGAGTTCCAGGTACTGCAGGGGCCCATTGAGGTCGACGCCGTTTTCCAAATTGAAGACATTCGCGTCCTTGGGGAGCCCGCCCCACACTTTCTTGGCTCCACGCTCAAGCGACGAAACTTTCGCACCGGTCACGATGGTCAAAGGCGCACTGTGATAATTCACAATGTCGCTGACTTCGGTGCACTTCTCGTTGTACTCGCGGTTGAGCGGGATCACGTCCACGATGTCCGACAGGCCCCAGGGGGAGCCGGACACGGAGATGTTGCGAATGTGGACGATGGGGATCTCGCCCAGGGGGTTCACGCGGGCGTCGAGCAGCTCGTCGTTGACGTATTCCTCGATGTAGGAATCTGTGAGGATTTCCGTGTAGGTGTACACGGTCCTGGTCCCCTCCAGCGAGGTCCCCCAAAACCGGTATTTGATCTTTACACGAAGCAACCTGTCGCGGTCGTGCGGATGGTATTCAGGAAAGACCTGGGCGCCGTTGAGCGGGAGCACGCGTACGCGGCCCGGGTGGAGGTTCCCGGCACTGTCGTTCCACGCGGCCTCGTAGGCGACCTTGACGAAGCAGTCGCCCGCCACCGAGCCGTTCTCGCCCATCTGCCATAGGACGGTTTTCTTGTCGTTGTCGACGGTCCAGACGCGGTCCAGGAGGGCCGGGATGATGTGCTCGTACTTTTTGTCGGTCTGGAAGTTGACGCCGCGACCGAAAGTGAAGTTGGTGATGTACCGCGAAAGCGCGCCGACGTAGTTGACCGTGATGTTCGGCTCGCCGGCCTCACGCCGATACGCCCAGTGGTAGCCGAGGTAGAACGCCCATGCGTTCGCGTAGCGGGTCAGGCGGGGACCGTGGACCTCGAATTCATCGAGGTAATTCGTCCGCCAGCTCAACGAGGCCGAGCGGGCTCACGGAGATAGTGAGGTCGCTGGCTGCAGCGCGCTGCGATGGAGAGACAAAGGCGATCGACATGGCATCACCTCCTTACTGGGACTAGTAGGAACCGCGGGTCAGTAAGGAAGGGGGATGTCCGGTCCGGTGGACCAGGGCAGGAGGGTGCCCCAGATGGTGGGGAGCGGGATCGCGGACGAGGCGTGGGTGTTGCTGCTCGCGAATGCGCCGACCTGGATGTTGAGAGAGGCCGTGGCGCTGGCGGGGATGGTCACCATGAAGGACCCGTTGAATACCTGCGCGGGCGCGTACTGGTTCCCGGAGCCGTAGAAAGTCAGCGCCTGCGAGGCGACGCCGCCGATGGTCGCGTTCCCCCGGAAAGTGATCGGTTCGGCGCTGTTGTTCTCGTAGTAGTAGCCGCACGACATGTGGCAGATCAGCAGGCGCTTGAACCCGGCGGTGGGGACCGTCTTACTGACGACCACGGTGATGAGAGAGGGGATGGTCGCAAGGCGCGGGGGGCTGCTGTTGATCTGGACGAAGCCGTTGGGCGCGTTGTTCAGCGGGGCCGTGAGGGTCTGCAGCGCGGCGATGGCGGAGTTCGCGGTAGTGATCTGGCCGGCCTGGGTGGACTGCGTGGACGTCAGCGTGGTGATGGCCGGCCCGACGTTGAGCAGGTTCTGCCCGGTCGTGGGGACGGGTGTGCCACTGCCCGAGCCCGTGGTGCACAGGAGCTTGAGCAGTGCGTCGACGTCGGTCCCGAGCCGGATGAGGTCGGCGGGGATGTCGGGCAGGTCTCCCTCTGCGGGGAGACGGAAACCTGCCCACGGAGTGGGAGTGCCGGCCACTGTGCTTAGTCCACCCGGGCGTAGTTGCTGCGGATGTGGTGGCCCTCGCCGCGGTTGACCTTCGCGTAGGTCTGCTCGGTCTCGGAGGCGCCCTCGGCGAATCCGGAGAGGAAGGTGGGAGCCTCGGGCCAGGAGGCACTGCCCACGTGCGCGCGCTCGCGCATGGTCTCCTCCGGCGGCTTCTCGAAGACGTTCATGTTGTGGTTCGCGCGTCCCGGAGGGGTCTGGTATCCCTGCATGGCGCCGCGGGCGAATTCGTTCGGCACGTCGGTGTCGGTCGCAATTCCCTCCTGGAAACGCAGGGGGCCGCGACGGGTCGTGTTGACGGCCGTCTTGGTTTCGTAGGACCGGTCAGCGCTTTCGCGGAATTCCGGGTCCGGTGCAAGGGTGGCCATGTGTGCCTCCGGTGAGTTGAGACGTCTCATCTCGGAAGCTAGGCCGTGTTTTTTTAGGCCCAGTAATTACCAGAACGCGTGAGTGACCTCGACCTCGGGCATTGTCATTTCTGCGGTGAGCCATAGCGCATTGGAGAGGGAGTCCACGTAGTCGTCGTGAGCGGCTTCGGTGGTGGGGGCTGCGACGACGATGTGGGGCCCGACATAATTGAGTTCGGCGTCTTCCATCTGCTGGCGGAATTTCTTCCAGTTGCGGGTCTGGCGGGTTTTCGCGTGCGCCGGCCACACGAGCAGGTTCTTGCTCATGAGGTCGAGCATGTGGCCCCACCTCTTTGTCTGTGCGCCGCGGTCCGACTTGAGGTCCCGGATGTCGGCGTAGGGCATCAGCACCTTGAGGCGCGAGGAGACGACATCACCCAGGCCCCCGGCGTCGATGCCGATGGCGTAGACGTTGTAGTGGGAGAGGAACTCGACTATGCGGAAGTACTGGGTCTCCCAGTCGGCGCCCTGGAGGTCGAGCCAGTTGAGGACGCGGTGCTCGTAGTTTCCGAATTCGTCCGGGTAGTCCCAATTGACGAAACAAACCGTGACCACGGTGGAGTCGGTTTTGCGTGCGGGGTCGATGCCGACGATGACCGGGCTCTTGTGGTATTCGCCGACGGTGCGCATGCGGGTGTCGCCGAGGGCCTCGAACTTGTCGGAGGTGACGAGCATGCCCTTGTCGAGCATCCAAATGAGCCGGTAGCTCAGCTTGAATTCGTCACTGTCCTCGCCGAGGCGTTCCATCTCGCTTTTGACGGTCTTGCCGTAGCGGGGGTAGTGCTTCGCGACCTCTTTCCAGGAGACCTCGAAGTGGTTGGTCTTCTTGCCCGTAGCGCGCTTGTTCTGCTGGATCAGGGCGTAGAAGGCGCTCTTGTTGTACGTGGGCGTACCGGTGAAGCAGATGGTCCCGCCCGTCGCCATCGTCATAGGGGCGATCGACTTGTTGATGACCTTGTCGTCTGCGGCCTGGGCTTCATCGATGACGATGAGGTGGTAGGTCTGGCCTTCGATGGCGGCCTTCGGGTGCGCGGTCTGCTTGCGGATCAAGCTGCCGCACTTCTTGAGCTTGAGGAGTTTTCCGCGGCCTTCGAGGCGGTCATCGATCTCGGGGTCGGCGAGGATTTCCTGGGCGTGGTCCGAGGTGAGGCGCGAGACGATGCGAGAGAAGAGAGTCTCTGACATTTCGTCCGTGGGCGCGAAGACACCGACCCAGAGTCCGTCGGCGTATTTTCCGAGGAGGTCGGGGAAGATTTTCGCCAGGCGCGGCATCATGATCACGAGTCCCGCGACGGTGTTCGCAACCGTCTCGCTCTTGCCGCTCTGGCGCGCCCAGAGCGCGGTAATTTTGGCGGAGTCCTCGATGATCAGGCTCTCGATCACGCGCTCGGCGAAGGGGCGCTGATAGGGGCGCAGCGGGTGCTCGGACAGCTCATCGATGACGAGGATGATCTTCGCGATGATGTCCTTGATCAGCTCGGCCTGAGCCAGGGGCTTCGGGAGGATCTCCATGGGCGGAGGGTAAAAGCGGACAAATTATCCCGAGTAATGGCCGGACCTGCCGGTAACGTTGTGCTAAGCGTGCGTTGTTCGCTACGTTGCCGCCATGACAGTGACTGAGACCCCCGCCGTGCCCACCGGGTACGCCTCCCGCAAGGCCCGCCGCAGTGGGGGTCGCCCCGACGTCAAGGACCTCATCGCCTCCTGGGTCGCGCCGATGACGCCCGAGACGAATCGCAAGTTCCGCAAGTGGGTGGGCGCGTACGTCCAGTTCCTCGACCAGCTCGCCAAGGTGGACAACCCTGAGGCCACGCTGCACCCAGCCGACGCCGAGGCCGAGGACTTCGACCAGTTCATGCAGACACTGGCCTCCGTGCACTACGACGACCATCCGGGCGAGTGCATGCGCGGAGTCTGCGACTACATGCCGATCACCACGATTCAGCGCAAGGACGCACGGATCGCGGTACGCCTCTTCTACGACTTCCTGGTGGAACGGCGCGTCGCGGACTACCAGATCGTCCCGCGCCTACGTGGACGCCGCGGGACGGGCAACAAAGCGCACGACAAGGAGTTCTTCCTGCCCGAGGAGCTGGGGCGAATCATGCAGTGCGCCCAGGAGTCCAGCCCTCAGGACGCGCTAATCTGCGGGCTGTTCATCGGCACCGGCATGCGCCCCGCAGAGCAGCATCTCCTCAACGTCGACCAGTTCGGACGGAACCAGTACGCGCGGACGTTGAAATTCCTGCGTGTCAAGAAGGGGGAGGAGCCCTACTGGCAGACAATCTCTCTGGGGAGCCTCCTCTCGCCCATCATCGACGCCTGGACCGACGGGCGTACGTCCGGACCGCTGATCATCTCCACCGGGCGGCGCACCCGGAACCCTGAGACGAATCTCCTGGAGCACACCAGGTTGGACCCGTCGGGAGTCCGGCGCCGCGTGCAGCGAATCTGTGCGGATGCCGGCGTGCACTCCGAGGCGAACCCCTACATGTTCCGCGACACGTACGGAACACTGAACGTCACGCTGACCAGCCCCTGGGAGAAACCGGGCGAGAAGGATGCGGAGGGTAAGCAGCTCGTCCGCCCTGCACGCACCAGCCTCGCCCGAATCAAGGTCGCCATGGCGCACAAGCACGTGAACACAACCATGATCTACTACAACGAGCACGGCCTGGCGCGCCGCGGGGCCATCGGTCATCAGGTCATCCGCTGGTGCCATGACTGGCGCATCGGCCTGTAGCGAATATCAGCGAAAAGCCCTCCCTGCCTACCGTTATTGGACGGCCGCAAGGGAGGGCTTTCGTTATGCCACCACGCAGGAAGCGGTCCGGGAGCAACAACCCGGGCCAGGGGAAGAACCCGGCGGCCGGCGCCGGCAAGGGCAACGCGTCCCGCAGGCGCTCCACCCCCTCCTCCTCCTCCTCCGCCCCCAGGGAGACCGCCTCCGAGCGCGTCAAGCGCCTGCGCAACACCGGAGCCGTCCCTCGCTCCAGCCGCGAGGAGAAGCGGACCTTCGAGTCCAGGCGCGTTCCGACCAGCATCAACTCCCAGCCCGACCACACCCCCGCCGAGGTCCGCGCGTGGATCGATGACGCCTCCAACAACCTCTCACTCAACACGCAGCAGGCCCTCAAGCGCGCCGAGTGGTACCACGACGACACGAGCCTCCTGCCGGTGCGCCCCACCCACACCAGCGACGACACGCGCCCGCGCACGCTCGCGGCCGGGTGGGACTACAAAAGCCAAACGCTCTTCGTCCGATTCCGCGGAAAGCGGATGTCGCCGGATACCTTCGCTGACGGCGTCGGCTACGAGTACTACAACGTCACCCAGGTCGAGTGGGAGCGGTTCCGCGACAACTGGTCCCCGGGCCGCTACATCAACGACGTCTTGGACACGCACCCCTACACGCCGGCCACCTGGTAG